CAGTTACATCGCGCTCAACTGTGTGAGACTCGAGTGGCTGCAGCAACATCTGGTGGGTGTTGTGCTTACTTGCCTTGTCGGAAATCCAATTTACATGGAACTTGGACATAATTACCTACTCTCTGTGACTTGGACCTGTCACTAAAGGTTCATAGGGAAATTTATAGATATATAAAGGTGCCTAAATGAACCACCCGAAGGTGGTCCATAAAGGTCAGAACATTGGTGTGATACCAGCGTTCTTCTTGCTGAGCTTGCGTTGCTTGCGCGCACTAAGCAATTCTTCTGCATGTGGCTTGCAGAATGTGCGGAAGAAGCCCTCATCCCATAGGACTCGGCCTTCCATAGCACGTAATTGCGTGTGGCACTTGCAACAAAAGCAAGCAGTGTCATTGAGTCTCATACGATCTCCAATCGTGTAGAGTAATAGGACACGGATATATTTATAAAATATATAAAACTAACTAAACTACTCACCCGAAGGTGAGCAGTAAAGTAATAGCTCAATCAGCATAAGCTGAAAGAGCAGCCTCGGCCTCGGCTTCAGTGGCGTAATAGCCAGCTGAATAACGAGTCCAAGGAAGCCAACCTTCCACGTCGGCATCCCAGTAAAGGGAGCCAATGTAGAAACCGGCTGCGCTGCGCAGAACCTGCGCATCTGTGATCTTGTGATCAGGCATGTTCACCTCCTTCCTAAAGTTGTGATGTTAATGTGCCACGGATATATTTATAAGTATATAAAAATGAAAAAGCCTACTCCTAAAAAGGAGTAGACTCTTCCTGTGTGCAAACTGAACAAACTGTGTCCAATTCGCGAACAAACACAATGCGCCTTGAAACCAAGGCATCAATCAAGTGTACGGGAAGACACATGTCACAACATGTGATTTCCTTACCCGTCTTGTACTTGAATACACATACGGCCATACAAGTCTCCTTTCATGAGACTAAAGAGCAGACGGAATTGTCAGCACGGATATATTTATAAAGTATAAAATCCACAGAGCTACCACCCGAAGGTGGTAGATGTGGTGAGAGGGGAGTCTCAGTTAACGCTTGCGCCTTGGTGTAACCGCAGATGTAAACGCAGTTACAACTGTGATTCCAGCCAATGTGGCGTCAGCAGTCTTGAGTGCAACGCGCTTGGCGATTACACTAGACTTGCTGGCAACACGACCCATTGCGAGTCGTGTATTGGTACCAGCGTTATGTGCACGGATGTGCAGTTCTTCATGCTTCATGTCAACCTCCTTAGGTTGTGTTGGGAATGTAGCACCGATATATTTATAAGGTATAAAATAAATAAACCCTACTACCCACACAAGGTGAGTAGTAGGGCTGGAAGGAGATCGGCGCTTTTGCCTGTGTGCATCCAGGTGCCACCGTTTCGTTGTGCACGTGTATCAACGCTCCATGGATATATTTATAATATATAAACTAACTAGAAGTACCCCCCCAGGGGGAGGGGGGCACTGAACTAGCGGTTCTTGCGTAGTTGCTGTGATGCTGCCATAACGGCAACAATCAGAACAACAACACCAGTAACCTTTAAGTTGGTCTTGAGAACCAACTTGTATGCTTGCCAATAAGACATGGTTGTCTCCTTTCGCGAGAGGAATATGGCACGGATATATTTATAGGGTATAAGAATAATAAGGGTAGTCACCCGGGGGACGGGTGACCACCACTTACTTAGCTGAGTTGCTGTAGAACACCAGCAATGTACTGCTGACGCTCTTGCAAAGCCTTTGCCAAGATAGGCTTGTGCTTAGCAATAGCAGCTTCCAGCTCAACAAGCTTACGTGCTGAAGACATAAGCTTGTTAGTTTCGTCATTCGTGACATCGTAGGTGATGTCACAAAATGGAATTGGCTCTGAGTGTGTCATGGCGAACCTCCTAGTTCGTGTTGGGAATATGACACGGATATATTTCTAATGTATATATATAAATATAATAATATAAATATAATAAGTATAAATCTAGTTCGTTCAAGGTCCCCGAAGGGACCCTGAACTATGTGTGCGTAGTCTACTAGAGACTAGCAGGCTTGCGTGATGCAACGTAAGTTGTCACGAATGTCTTGGTGTAGACACCAGTGACGTAAGTTGCACCTACAACGGCAGTAACAACGGTGTCTTGAGCATCGCGAGACTTAGTCGCGTGCTTCTGAGCCGATGTAATTGCCTTCTCTGAGCGGGCCTTAGCCTTCTCAGATAGGTAACGGTTGTTTGTAGCCATGAGCGAACCTCCAGTTCGTGTTGGGAATATGGCATAGAGATATTTATAGGGGTATACTGTACGGGGCGTGTTAAAAATATAACACTGTACAGTATAATAATCATTACCCCTTTATATTTTTTCCCATATTTTACTTATTTAAGAATTTATATACCCTTATATATGTTCACATATCGTTCAAGTCAAAAAATTTTCCCCCCAATAAAATCACATATAGACTTTTATACGTTTATAGAGGTTACCAAAAAAAATCCAAGAAATATTCCCCTACGAGTTGCAAATGGTCTAAACACCCTGATAGGTTTCTGATTGTCATAAACAACCAATACACAACAAGGAGAAAACATATGACAAACAAGAAAATAGGTCCCGCCAAAGACATAAGCTCTGAAGGTTTCCACGATATGTCTGATATAGATGATATCTATCAATCAGCCTTCAGCTCCTATGGATCTAAGAATGCTGATTACGACTACGTAAACTTCGACACAGATAACTATGCCTACGAAGCTTACTAAGAACACCTCTTTACACCCTAACAATGCCAAACATATAAAAGGATTTGATATGAATATTAATGAAATGACAGAATTTAAGTCAACAACAACAATAAACCAGCACTTCTTATTAGGATCAGAGAAGTTATTTATAAATCCAATCAATAATTTCAGTAATCAGTTCAAGTATGATCACTCAATTACCCTTATCGACACACATGACAGAAACAATCTGTCTGAAGCAGAGATAAAAGCTAAAGTTAAGCAGTATTATAGGAACTTAGCCATACATTGGGAGATCAATTACCAATCAAGAGTATTCATTGGAACTGGACAAGATTGTCTATACCTATTTGATCTCTATACTAACCATGGGATCGTCTTTGATGCGGCGATTTTGATCAACTTTGATTTTAGCGCCTTCACAGACAATGAAGTTATCCTAAAAGGCATTAAAAAACATACAAAGATATATAATTTCTATAATAATAAGAAATTCACTGATACCAAGTTAGCCCACGTGAATCAATTCATCCCAACAAGGGTGTCTCCAGCTTTCAGTAAGCGTTTTGCACTTGAAGCAAGTGGTGTACTTACCTATGACACATATGAACTGTTATATATGAATCAAAAATCACCAAGTGAATACAAAATGATTGAAGATGAGTTTACTTTAGTAAGCTAATCCTACAAGAGGTTATCTAAGCCGTCTTCTGGATTCCAGTCTTCGGCTGAGATAATCATTTGTTTAACATCATCAGGAGTGAGTCCTCTTACAATGGCTTCTGCGTCAGTTCCCATCACCTCAGCAGTCTCTAGTACCATTTCCCATTGTTCTGGCTTAAAGAAACTAATGGTTAGCTTGCTCTCATCTTCTTCTGCGTGAGCTGTAATAACATAGTTGTACATCTCTATCATATCTGGATCATATTCCATGAGCTGATCCATTGTCTCCGGTTCAACATCATCACCACGTACTATCTTTTGAATCATCTCCCAAAAGTTCATGGTATCCCCTTACTCTTACCTATCATAGATAGTACCCTTATTTTACTATGTAAAGCTATCTAATTTGTTAAAAAATAAAAAATAATTTTGCGCGGAACGGCTGGAGGTTAGTATTGACTGCGTTCTATACGATTCTTAAATGACTTAGAATATTAATGAAATCATCATGATCTTTTGAACCTTGAACATGAATATCAGTTTGATCTAACTGATGATTATTAAGAATATTCTCATGTTTAATATCTAAGGTATTAACCGTAGTGAAATCGTTATGATTAAACAAACGCCAATCATCACCGTTGTAGTGATTCTCTATATCTTTAAAATTAATATCCATCTTGTGTGTTCACTTCCTCAATCCAGCTGTCATTACATTCTCTGCAATGTACAGCATACTTTTCTTTGACTCCATTTACAACTAATGTGTTAACTGTAAAGTTTGTTGGGTATGGGCATTCGATACACGGCTCAATCTTGGGAAGGTTTGCTCTCATTTTCTACCCTCAATTTAAGTTGTTCGAATAATTTCTCATCATCTTTTAGTTTACCAATTGCATTTTCTCTACCTTGGGCAAAATTTTCTCCGTCTAAGAAGATCCATGCACCTTTTTGAGCAAAGATACCAATTGATAATGCTAGATCTAAGATAGATCCGTACTGATCAACACCTTTTCCATAAAAAATATCAAATTCAGCAATTTTTAGAGGTGGGGCCATCTTATTCTTAATAACTTTAGCCTTAACCTTAATGCCTATTGAATCGCCTTCTTTGTTCTTAATGTCTTCTTTCTTACGAAGATCAATTCTAACTGAGGCAGCATATGGTAATGCACGTCCGCCTGGTGTTGTTTCTGGATTTCCAAACATCACACCAATCTTCATTCTAATCTGATTAATAAAAACAATGAGTGTTTTATTGTCATTAGCTAATGCAGTAATCTTACGCAATGCTTTTGCCATCATTCGAGCTTGTAAGCCCATTTGATTTGCATCCATTTCGCCTTCTAATTCCGCTTTTGGAACCAATGCAGCAACTGAATCAACGATTATTAAACCAACGTCTCCAGTTTTTACTAATTTATCAACAATCTCTAATGCTTCCTCACCATAATTTGGTTGAGCAAGAAGTAAATCATCTAAATTAATACCTAAATCCATCATATAAGCTGGATCTAGTGCATGTTCTGCATCAATATATGCGCAACGTAAACCCATTTTCTGAGCTTGTGCAACTAAAGATAATGAGATTGTAGATTTACCAGATGATTCTGGTCCGTATATCTCAACAATTCTACCTCTTGGTAAACCACCAATTCCTAAAATCTTATCTAGAGTTGGTGCACCTGTTGATATTGCTGGCCAAGTTTGGGTTTTAGCATTACCAAGTTTCATTACTGTACCGACACCGAATTGCTTATCGAGCAAAGCGATTGCCATGTCTAACGCTTTTGATTCTTCCATATGTGTATTATACCATAGTTTCTTTTAGTGGTTTCCTCAAAATTGATTCAACCTCTTTAATTTTTTCAACCAATGCTTTTTGTAATTTTCTGTATTCAATTCTTGATTCATTATCTAATCCAAGCTGCGCTTGTCGCACTCTTTCAAGAGTTGCATACAGTTTCAGTAAATAACTTTGATCGACAATGTTCATATATGTGTTTCCATCTCTAGTTGCTGATATAATTGGACAGTACATTATACAGACGTTAAGCATTGAAAGTGAGACATTGTGGCAAGAAATATTGATACAGATAATGATTACAGAAGAGCAGCATATCTTTTAAAGGAAAAAATTACTACAGCAGCAGACTTGGTAAAAATATGGTCTTATGCTGGACCTTGTTCAGAGAATTGTCCGTCAATAGAAAAAATCTCAAAAAAGTAGAAAAATTTCTTGATTTTTTTTGACAAACATGAGTATAATGTCTCTAGGGGGAAAACAGAAACTAGAGAACATTATTATCTACTTCTCTTAGTGAAGAGAATCTCTTACCAGTTACTCCAGAAACTTGCTCATCAAAGCATAAGTGGGTTACTATATATTCCATCACCATATATTAAATTAAGGGGGTGATGATGAAAGTTTATCAAATATATGTTCCTGAATTAGCGACTTATATAAAATATAAAGTCTTGAATCCAGAAGACATTGAATCATTAGTTGAAGAACTAGATATTAATTCTCCTAAGGATTTCAAACTTGCTGTATTAGAGCATGTGATATATAATGTTAAATCAGATGTCACCGATGCATTACGTCAGATGTCTCGAGACTCAGCAGAACGCTGTATTGACGCAATGTACAACGGTTGCGTAATGCTTAACCCCCGGATTAGACATAGATCTTTGGATAGACCTAGCTTATGCAAAATTGCCGCCATCTAACTCTTTTGATAAAGATTTTTCCGCTATAGAATCTGAGCTAGCTAAAAGATATAAAGATACTATCTTAAATAAAGATTCAAAGAAAACTAGCTCTAGTAAATATAAAAAAATGTCTAGACAAAAGTTTCTTGGTTTAGAGAATCACTTACTGGGTAATGTTATAGGTCAGGAAGAAGCTGTAGATTCTGTAGTCTCAGCTTTAAAAAGATCTCAGGTTGGTTTGAATGATAAAAACAGACCTTTAGGCATTTTCCTTTTTGCCGGTTCTTCTGGAGTTGGTAAAACTCACCTAGCAAGCACATTACATAAATATCTTTTTGGTGAAGAATATCCAATGGTAAGAATAGATTGTGGAGAGTTTCAACACAAGCATGAAAATCAAAAATTAATAGGATCTCCTCCTGGATACGTTGGCCATGATGAAGGTGGTCAACTAGTTAATCTAGTTAAAAGAAATCCTTACACGGTTGTATTATTAGACGAAGTTGAAAAAGCGCATGTTGACATGTGGAATACATTCCTTCGAGTATTTGAAGACGGCGTACTTACAGATGGCAAGGGTGAGGAAGTAAGCTTCCTTAATACTGTTATAATAATGACCACTAACTTAGGTAATGAAAAAACAGTTGATTATTTGCTTAGCGGCGGAACTGGCTTTGCTAAAAATATAAATCATAAAACGTCAACTACTCAAATGCCGGCAAAAGAGATGGTTGAAAAAAATACTTTAGATGCAGTTCGTAAACACTTTAGGCCTGAATTCATAAATAGATTAGATAAAATAATTGTTTTCAATCATTTAGATAGAAGTAACTTAGAAAAAATAGCAGAACTTGAAATGTCTATAATCATGGATAAATTATCTAAAAAAGGCTACAGCGTAAATTATACGGATGAAGTTATATCAGCTCTTTTAGATAAAGGTGTAGATAGTGTAAAGGGTGCTAGAGGTTTAGCTCAAGTTCGTAGAGAAAAAATGGAAGATCAATTAGCTGATATATTAATTAAATCAGCTCCGCCACGTGGAACCATATTTGAAATATCATATAAAGATGAAAGTGATAATTTTCTTTTCACATTAAAGAAACCTTCAAAAGCAGCAACTGTTGCTTAGTTTAATTACTATATAAGTGTAATCTAAATTTATAGGAGATTCTATTATGATGGGTATGTCAAGCGGAGCAAAAGCACTTGCAGGACGCGCAGGACAAGTTTCTCGAGCTGTTAGTAACTTTGGTCAAGGAAGAGGTCAAAGATATGGAACGTCCTTAGTTAATAAAGGCATGGGCATGCCTGGTAGGCGAGGTCAAGCTGTAGCAATGGCTGGTTCTGCTATAGGTAATGCATCAAGATATGCAGGAAAAAATCCAAATAAAGCGATGGGAATTGCAGCTGGTGTAACTGGAGCTGGAGCTTACGGTGCCAATCGTCGTAGGGGTAGCCAAAACTACCCAATGTACTAAAGGAATTAAATAATGCCTTTTCCTCGTTTATCTGGACTGTCGGCTGGTGCAAGAGGCCTTGCTGGAAAAGCTAGAAGCACTGGTGGAAGAGCAACTAGCGCAACTGCTGGCGGGCTGCACACTGGCGGTAGTTATCTCACTGCTTTTGGTAAAACTCATGGTGGAAGCAGTGGTAGGGCAGTCGGGATGATGGGTAAGGGAGTTTTAGCTGCATCACAGCATCCTAAAACTACAATGGGCTTGGCAGCAGGTGGAATTGGTTATGCTGGCTATAGAAATAGAAGAGGTAGTAAAAGTAATCCATTGATAGGTATGGAATAATTTAATGTTAGCTGGAGCAAGGCGTTTAGCTGGTGGTGCCGGAAGAATAGTATCTGGCGCAAGAATGCCCAGCACTAGAAGAGGTAAATTTGCCCTTGGTGCAGGAATTGGATTGGGTGGAATGGCTGCAATGCGCGGAAGATCATCTGGAGCAAATGGTTTACAAGGTAGGTCAAGTGGTGGAATGACAGGAATGTAATAAAAAGTGATATAATGTTATATATCTAGATGTAAGGATGTTTAAAATGAGTGACTGGAAGAATTTTATTAACATAAATGGTGATTTTGAATTACCAAATTTTTTATATCGAACAATAAATGATTTAATGAAACAAGCTTTAGATATGGGTACACTTCTTTCAGATGATCCTTATAAATTAAGGGCTTATAAAGAGCAGACAAAAAAACTATTTAAAAATAAATGGTATGATTTAGCTCAGGCTTTAGAATTTTTTGAAATAATAGAACATTGCTCATGTGTATCAGCGAGATTAGAAGCAAACGGCGGAAAAGATGTTTATTGTGACATATGTAAAGGTGCTAGATTTATTATTAGCTCTGCGCTCACTCCTGACGAAATGCGTGAAGTTAGCACTTTTGTTAATGCGGCGCAAAATGCGGAAGTAGCAGAAAAATTACAAAAAAGTTTAATGAAAATTCTTTCGGAACACAGATGAAATGTGGTAGATGTAACTATGATCTAAATTTTGTTTATGAAGACATAGTTCAGGCTGAACAAGTTTTACATATTCAAGAATATTATTGCCCCCGGATGCAAGAGCTGTTTAATAGAAACATACGCTCAAGAAGGTATTATTAAATCTGAATGGATTGATTTTAATGGAAAATAATATAGAAAGATTTGAAGATAAAAATTCTTTTATGGATAAGTTTGAATCACTTCGTCCTGATTTATTTTTTCCAGATGAATGGACGGATGAACAAAGAGAAAAAGCTGTCGATTTAGTTCGTCCACAAAAAACAAGAACGTCAATGTTTTCTTCAATTCCAATGAGATGTGAAGCATCACGTTGCATTTTTGCTGAAACTTGTCCACTTCATCAACAAAATTTAGCACCAAAGGGAAAACCTTGTCCAATAGAAATGGGAATGGTTTCTCAGTTTACTGGTGAATATATGGAACAACTAGACGTAAGTCCAAATAACTTAGTCGAAGTTTCAATGGTGAGAGATTTAGTTGATCAAGAAGTTCAATATTTGCGTAAAACAAAACTATTAGCTAAAGAACATTTTATTCAAGAAAATATTATTGGTATAGATAAAGATGGTGAGCCAATTCTTAAAAAAGAATTACACTTAGCAGTGGAGCTTGAAGACAGATTACATAAAAGAAGAAAAGATTTACGTAATCAATTACTAGCAACTAGAGAAGCCAGGGCAAAGACTGGTCAAACTCAACTTGATACAGCTCAAGCTATTTCTGATATTATTCAGAAAGTACAAAAGATTGAAATAGAAAACAATAAGCTTATTCGTAAAAAACTTGGCACATATGAAGTAGATGATTATATAGAAGCTAGCACTAAAGAACTAGAGTAGAGATATGAGAAAACATAGATTGAGTAACGCTCAACTAGAAAATCTGGGTAATCAAATAGAAGTTGGAGAGCAATTCTTATCTCCTCAAAGATCTGCCGTAACAAGTCAAAGAATTGAAGCAATGCTGCGGAGATGAAATTGTTAGAGGAAAAACATTTACTGTTGGATCCGCAAGAGGATATTTAGAAAGAGCAAAAGCTGTTACAGATTCATATTTAGATTACATGATGCAGCCTGAACACAGAAGTGCATCTGGGCTTGCTAGATTTAGAGATTTAACAGACCAAGGATTAAGAGATAACTTAGAGTTTCTGGTTCAATCAGAAAACTTAGATTTATCTTTATTAAATAAAGCAGCTGCAGATGATGTCTATACGCAGTATAGAGAAAAAGTACTTTCTTTAGATCGAACATTCACTGAGTTAGGCATGCCGGGAAATTCGCTTCCATCAGAAAGTCCATATAGACACTTTTTAAGATATATAGTTGATCCATTTGGTAGTGGTGATCCAAAAGATGGAATTCATCCACATACACTCAACTTAATGAGAACGTCATTTAACCCAACTCATGACGCAACAAGCTTAGAAGATTTTTCAACAGGTAGAAATAGAATGAGATCTCCATTTTCTCTTGCAAGACTATATGAAAGAAGTAAGAAATTTTTTCCAGAAGGATTACCTAGCTCTAATATTGTAGATAGAAGTAAGCCAATGAATCATTTAGCTTTTGAAAAAGGAAGAAAGTATACAGTTATAACATGGGACACTGAAACAACCGGACTAACTCCAGAATCTCAAATAAGAGAAATAGCATTAGTTAAAAGAGAAGTTACTTACCATCTTGATGGAACAATGAGTAGCACTGCACCAGAAATATTAACTAGCAAAAGTTTTGCTTCCGATTTAATGGATATAGCTGGATACGTTGATAAAAATGGAGACACGATTCCATTATCAGAAGCTGCATTTAAAGCTGAAAGAGGTGGTTACGTACCTGACGATGAAATGATAAAGTTTAGAAAGGCATACAAAGACGGCGGTTCAGAAGTTGTTTCAGATCTTAAAGATATTCTAAAAATTTTTACAAATGATGGTAAAAGTATTGAAAACTTTAGGGTAGAAGGTCACAACGCCGAAGCATTCGACTTAGATAAACTTATAGGAACCCTGCAAAGGCTTCCAGCATTTCAAGAAGATGAAGAAGCAAAAAGTCTGTTGAAAAAATTTCTACAGTTAAGATCATCTAACCCTAGCTACATGATAGATACACTAGATAGTGCAAAAATTGCTATGGGTATGCAACAAGCTGAACTTGAAAGAATAATGCAAAATGCTGGATCAATTTTGGGAGACGACACGTTTAGTATATCTCCAGAATTGCAGCGTGGATTATTGTCTTCTTTTAGCGTTTCTCCAGAAATGTTTGGTGGAGCAAAAGGTACTGAGTCATTAGAGAATTTATTCTTAAATACTAATTTTTTTGAATTATTAGAAAATAATGCTGGAGAAGAAGGATTAAAAAATTTAACTCGTTTAATGGAAACTCGTGGTACCCACACCGCAGAAGTCGACACGATGTTAAACGCATACATAAGTAATTTCATTAATAATAATGAACTTAAGATTAGAAGACTTCCAACTCCTGGATTAACACCATCTGGATTAAGTGATGCAGCTGCAGCTGAATATAGAGTTAAAGAAAAAGAACTTCAAGACTTATTTAAAGCTCATGGCTTCATGAAAAAAGATAGGTCAATGACCGCTTTTGAAAAATTCATGAGAGCAAGAATTAGACAAAGCAGCGCAGTAACTCCAATAACTAATATATCAGACATGAGTAGAGTGTCTAGTAATGTTTTTGATTTTCTTCAAACAGAATCGGGAATGAAAAAGATATCTCTGTCTGTTGACACAGAGTATCTAGCAAGATTGCAAAGCAGTCCAGATTCAATTAATCTTGGTATCAATCTAGCCGACGAAGCATCGGCAGGAGCAATTTATTACGACGCTGAAAAAGGTAAGTACGTATTTTCAAATTTTGAGTCTAGAGGAGTTTCAGGAGCAGGATTTCAGGAACTTGATAATACTGCAACGGTACAAGACGCTTTTAGATTTGCCTTGAATGAAGCTAGAGAAGGAAAAGCTGAAAGAATAAATTTAGGAAACGGTAACTCGATTTTAGCAAATCGAGGAAGTCTGGCTTTATCTAATATTGGAATAACTGAGATAGAAGCAACAGAGCTTGATCAAATGGTGTATGCCAGGAGAGCCCTTAAAAATCTTGGAACACCTAGATCATTATCAACAAATGTGACTGGTCTATCTCAGGCAATGGGTACCACAAGTGAACATTATGGACTAAGAAGTGGCGGATACGCTCCAGCAATTGTTGGATCAAAAACCGCTGAGTATTCACAAGCTTTAATCGATAGAGGTTTACCTTATGCTACTTATGATGTTAGAAGTAGAATACTAGCTTCAGCAGAAGCTAAAGCTACATCAAAAATAGGTGAAAAATTAATAGATAAAGTTTCAAGAGCTGGAACCAATGCCTATAGTCCTTTGGCTGGAAAAGATCTAGGTAAGTTATCCGACATTGGTATACAATTTACAATGGCTCAAGGTAAAGAAAGTATTTTTGATATACAAAGAAGAACAAAAACGGGCACTTATGCTATAGAAGAAAATTCATATTTTAGAACCCCAGTTACCGGTACTGCCAAAAAATCAGCCAGAGTTATCGTCAATGCAGACGACCTTGCTAATCTCACAATAAGACAGTTTGACGATGCAGGAAATGTTATGGGTGATGGTATTAAATTCGGAAGTAAGGAATTTTTAGAAAACGCAGATTTAAATAGATTTATAGATTCAAAAGTTCAAGCAGCAGACTCACAATTAGAAGACACTATAAACAGAGCTTTTGTTCCTAAGAATTTAGGTAAAGAAACTACTGATGATTTAGCTGAACAAGTTTTAGCTGGAAATATTAGAGCTTACAATAAACTTAAATCAACGCCAGGTTCTTTTATTAACACTCAAATGCAAGATGAAGCAAGAACTTTAGCTAGAAATATTTTTGGTGAAAAAAACTTAACTTCAGTTAATCTAACAGAAAGAATGCAGCAATTATCCGAAGTTGCAAAACTTACAACCCGAGAAGCTAGAGAAGAAAAATTAATTGAGTATGCAGGCAAAGCAGACCCAAATGTTGTTATTGCAAATTATAGAGCTACCGTTGGAACGATAGCAGAAGAAATAAGTCAAACAGGCATCATAGGAATGAAAATAACAGGAGATGCCGCAGTAGAAACCATAAATCAAGCAAGATTAGCTCAAGGTATTTCTGGCGTAGGGGATACTGACGTGGCATTAAAGGGTAGGGTTCATAGACTCATTGATATATTCAAAACTGAAAAAGACGGTGTAATCGGTTTTGCAACGTCTGGATCAGTAACTGAAGATATGGATACAGCAGCAAGAGCTCTTGTAGGTGAAACAGTAGATCCCGGTATAGCAAGAGCTATGGAAGACGCCGCTGCAAAAACAGCTCTTATTAATTCTGGATCACTTGTAGAGTCTATTAATCCAACACTACCAGGCCTTAGTGAAGGTGAACAGATTGCTACCGATGCAATAGCATTAGGCAGAAGAGTATATGAATCCAATAAAGGAAAGTTTGCATTAGGCGCTTTAGCCTTAGCTGGAGCCGTTACTGGATATAAAATGGCCAAAAGAGGAAACGAAAATGATCTTTATGACGCTACTATGGGACCAGCACCAGTTGAACAAGGGCAAAGGCCTTATGGTATACAAGAAGCATTAATGGGTAATGGTCAGACTTCAAGAAGAAGAGATCCATTATTCACAGCTGGTGTTGTAGGAAATTTAGATAGACAAAAAATAGGTCATACATCAATGGGTTCTAATAAAAATAATCATTTATTTGGAGATAGATAAATGGCACTTCTATCAAGCATAGGTAAATCTATATATAAAGGAGCTACCACTAAAACTGGAGCAGGCCTTATTATAGGAGGCGCTGCTATGGCGGGGCTTGCAAAAAATGCTGCACCAGCAGCAAGAGATGCTGCTATGGATGTTGCTTTTGGTGATCCTAATGCGGATGAAACTTTTCTCGGAAGAAAGCTAACGCCTGGTGCAGTCTTCGATGCAGCAATTCCAGGTTCTAGTACAGGTAGGAACACAATGGCCGCTATGGGCCTAGGAGCAACGCTGGGAGGCGTTGTTGGTGGCATGGCTAAAGGTTTTAAGGGTGGAGTTTTGGGAGCAGCATTTGGAGCAACAGCTGGATTAGCAGGAAGTGCTGCAATGGGAGTTGGTTATATAAATAGAAATGAAAGATTCATAAATGAATCACCGTATGTTGGGACTAGAAGATTAAACAGAGACATGACTTATGGTGGAAAACTTTATGGTCAAAGAAACACTTCATCGCAAACCGCGCAAGAACTTAACGCAGACGGAAACATAGTACTCGGCTTACATAATTTAAGAAGGGGCGGTTAACCATGAGTGATATGAGTGGAATGACTGACGAAGCTCCTCAGATTCCAGGAATGATGGGTAAAGGTTTAGGCGCCCTTGAAGCAACAGCGGGAATACAAAATCCACTGTTGTTATTTGGCTATGGTGGATACAGAGCTCAAAATACAATTCTTAAAGGTGGTTTTTTAGATAATAAAGGAGGACGTGGATTAGCAGCTAGGTCTAGAGCAAAGTTTAGACCTTTCATAGGAAACGCATTAGATCCACTTGGTCCACAAGGCGCAAGTCAATTTGTTGGCGGAACAAGACTCAAGCCAACAATGCAGAGTTTAAAACAAGGACGAATCTTTACACCCACCAGAAGAGGAGAGCGTTTAGCAAAAGGTCGGAAGAGCTGCAGCTAGATCTGGTGTAGATGATTTAAATAAAGTAGGGTCTAACTTTAAAAGATTTAGAAGAGGAAATCTAACTGCAAACCCTAGAGCATTCTTTAGGGATCCAAACCTTTCTCGATTTGGCGCTGGATATAATAAAGGATTTATGGCACCTAATGCCGGTGGAGCATTAGCTTCATTAGGTAACATGATAACTAGAACTTCAAAGGAAGCAACACCAGCATTTAGTGGTGGAATCATTGGAAGAATGGGAGCTATAACTAAACTAGAAAGAAGAGCCGCAAGAAACGCAAGCAGTAAGGCTGTTCTACGTGGAGATTTAAATCTAGCGAGAATATCCAAGATGAACGGCAAAGGTTTGATGGCCAATGTAACTAGAACTGGTGTTATAACTCAAAATATTAGTCCTTTTGCAGGAACAGCATACTCTAGTATAGTTGCTCCGACAACAGTGAGAACAGGTAGTGCTATATCAATAGCATCAACTCCATTAGCAGGATTAGTATCCAAAGGAGGAAAAGAAGCTCTTACAGTTGGTGAGCGCAGATACATGACAATGATGGGTGTTAATGCTACAAAATCAAGAAACTTTATGAACGCAATATTAACACCTGGTGGTGGAGCAGAAATGCGAACTGCAATGGGAACAGCTGGAACAAAAGCTTTTGGTATAACCAATATTGCAATGACGGATGCAGCTGAAAAAATGATCAGACCTTTAGCTGGAGCTCTAGGAAAAGATGCAAGACTACTTAATACAGCTTTGAATAGAGGAATTGGAACTGGTGCAGGTTTTGCATCATCAATGGCTGATGATGTCGTTAAAGCTAGAATGGGTACAATAGCTACTGAAATAGTAGACAAGGGAATAATAAAGTCACTTGGAACAAAAGGAGCTTTGTCTGCAGTTAAACACGGTGGAGCTAGAGTTGGTTTAGCTGTAGCTGGAGAAGCAGCATTAGCAGCTGTTCCTGGTCTTAATTTAATATTTGCAGCAGATATGGCCTATCAACTTGCTAAGCTTGGTGGATTGGCTGTTAAGGCTGGAATCAATTTTGGTAAAGATGGAATGAAATCAATGCAAGGTAATATGAATAGCGGAATCTTTGGAGCAGGATATAAAGATGATGAAGTTAGAGCAACCTCTAGGGCTAGAGGTGTTGCCGCAATTCAAAACAGTAGGCTAAATGCTAGATCATTGCTTGGATCAGAAGGTGCGATGATGGCTTCGCATTTCGGGTAGAATATACTATGGACAAAACTCAGGAATTTCGTAAAAGACTAGAAGGTTTATCTAGAGACGATCTTTTAGAAATTATCAATGCTCAAGATCCAGAATATTCAAAACAAGTAAATAGAATTGAATGGGTTTTTAAGAACAAATTAAATCACATAAATTGGGCTGATGGAACACCAGTTGAAGGCAGAGAATTTACAAATAGAGAATTAGCTTTATTGATTGACGAACCTTTTGAGGTTGATAATAATCTTTTGGACATGCGGAATATCTGCTGATCAACAAAGACAAATACATCTATCTAAGGATCCATGTAGATGGGCAAAACATTTTCTTCAAGCAGAAACAAGAGTTTATCAAACTTTGATTTTGCGCGATCCAGCATTAAGAAAAGTATTAAGAGCAGGTCGTCGTTTAGGAAAAACTTTCAGCATGGCTATTGCTTTACTCCATTATAGTTACACCCATAAAGATGGAAGATGTCTAGTTATTGCTCCAATGAAATCACACGTTGAATTAATTTATCAAGAAATTCTTAGATTAGCTTCTAAGAATGAAATAGTAATGAATTCAATTACAAGAAAAGTAACTAGTCCTCAGTTTATGATTCAATTTTCTAATGGCTCTACAATTAGGTTCTTCACATCTGGTATGCGCTCAGGTGGAAAGTCAGACGTAGCCCGTGGTCAAGAAGCGCACATAATTGTATTGGACGAAATGGACTACATGCATGCAGATGACCTTGACGCGCTCTACGCGATGTTACAGAAGACCGCAGAAGATCAACCGGACAAAATACTCATTGGAGCTTCAACACCAACTGGTAGAAGAGAAAGATTCTGGGAATGGTGCAGAAGCGCTAGATTCCAAGAGTTTTGGTTTCCGTCATATTGCAACCCATATTTTTCAAAAGAACAAGAAGATGAATTTAGAGAGCAATACTCAGAAATGGGTTATCGTCACGAAATTGAAGCAGACTGGGGCGAAGACGCAGAAGGTGTTTATCCTAGAAAGTTTATAGACAAAGCTTTTATAGATCCATCTTGGGATTATACACCTGAAATACAATCAGCTAGATCATTTTATACAATTGGGGTTGACTGGGATAAATACGGCGCTGGAACAAACATAGTTGTATTGGAAACCTGCAATGAGAACTATGAAGATGAAAGATTTAGAAATAAAGTCAGAGTTGTGTATAGAGAAGAAATTCCCAAGTCTGAATATACTTTAACAAATGGAGTTAATAGAATAGTTGAATTGAATGAATCTTTTCATCCAAAGCATATTTATGTTGACCGCGGATACGGAGAAGTTCAAGTTGAGCTACTTAGAAAATATGGAACGGAAAACCCAAAATCAAATCTTAGAGACAGAGTTAAAGGAATAGGTTTTGGTGAAAGTATAGAGATAAGAGATCCATATACTAAGCTTCCAATTAAAAAAGAAATTAAACCATACATGGTAGACAATCTAACTCAATACCTTGAAAGAGAAGCTATTTTATTTCCAGCTTCAGACGAAGAACTTTACATGCAGCTAATTTCATATGTTGTTGTTAGAACCACCCAAATGGGAAGACCTATATTTGAAGCTGGTGGATCAGCCATGGATCACGCGCATGATGCTTTAATGTTAGCACTTCTTGCTATTACTCAAAATTATGGAGACTTTAGTAAATTAAAAGTGGCAAGAAATACAGAGAGTTTTTCAAATACGTTCTTTATGCCAAAGACAAGCAGTGCATCTGATGATGGGGATAAAGAAGCGCCTGCATCTGGTATCATGGTAACTACTAAGAGAAACTCTGACTTGATGCCAGGTATCAGAAAAGGGAGACCTGCAAAACGTGTTTCTAGAAAAATGTTTTAGGTAAAAATATGTCATTAGTTAACAATATAGACAATCAACTTTCAACAGAGCAAAAGGTAACATTAGATTATTCAACAACTGAATCATCTTCTCGTAGCTCAACTGAATCAGTTTTTGCTAAAAAGGGACCAAATTCGATTCTTTTCCAAGCCGGAGTATCATATGGTAACGATCAGCCATATTCAGTCCCCTTACATTCTCTTAAGCAGGAAGCAAAAAATAGCCTTTCAGACTTGCTTAAATTTTTAAAAGATTTAGAAGATCTATTAAGACAAGTAAAACTAGATCCATTAAATAATCCAAACTTAGAAGAAGCACACGCCTATGTTTGGGATGAAATTAATAAAGTTGATCATCCATATCCCAAAATAGAGATAGAAGGATATGCGGGTAGCCTGAAGTATCCTAGGCCACCTTTCATATGCTTTGACCAATATCTTTATGCGGAAGGAGTTCAAACAAGAGGTTATAGAAAATTTGTAAAAGAATATGATAACTTAATATCAAATACTACATTTGGTCACATCTACGATTTTAGAGAAATTATTAAGTACTTAGTAAACGAAACTAATTGCATCATAAGTTCATTAGGTGCAGATTTTGGAGATAACTATGAAGATGACTCACAACAGCAAGTCGCGTCGTACTACTTATACTGGCTCAAAATGGCAATCCACTATAAGGAACTCTTTGCCCAATCAATCAAATCATCCCCAACAGGTTTGCCAGAAACCGAAGTGGATAAAACAACTAAAAAGCAAGCCGCTCAATTTCAAGCATTTTTTTCTATCAAAGTAAACTCTTTAACGAACATGATAGACAGCCAGTTAGATACCCTTCATAAAGATTTGGTAACTAACTGCAATGTATTTTACAATAAGTATTTAAGTCCATCATTAAGGTTTAAAACAAAAGTTGTTTCCGATTTTGCTCTAGATATAAGAACTACAAATATGAAAACAGAACTACCTTCTTTGTCAGAAGAAGCAGCAATAGCACTATTAGCCGCAGAGGGTAACTTTAAGTCGGTTTTAACAGACTTATTAGAAAGAAGGAATAACACATCTGCAAAAATAGATTCCTTGTATCAATCTATAGTTCAAAGAAGAAAGTACACAAGCTTTATATCTCAGCTATCTATAAAAGCTGTAAATAGAGAAAGAATTGTTACTACCGAAACAGATTCAAATTATGCTTCTTTGCTTTCTGGTTTATTCGTAGATGAGTCTCAAATTAACTCACTAAAATCTAGTCACTCTTTATTAGATGACTTAAGCGAAGATAGTCATCCCCAGTATCTAATGAAGTCTGGCGGAGTAATAGTTGGAGATATAACAGTAGAAAATGCTGCAAAGATAGACGGAGTACAGATAGGTGAACATTCTCATTCTGGCTCAGATGGATCTAAAAGAATAAGATCTATAGACATAGATTATGAGTCGGTAAGAAATGAAATTAATTTACAGCAAATAAATTCAGCAGCAAAAGAAGTTGTTATCAAAATTGATTCCATCACACCTGATATACTAATAGGTGGGGTTCCAGTTGCAGATGTAAATATCAGCATCGATATACCAGATGAATTTAAGGACAAATACGATTTTGAAATATTATACATAGAGTTGTGACATGAGCTGGTTTAAATATTTAGACAATACAAGCAATCTTGCAAGTCCTCAACAAAAGGTTTATAACATTCCACCTTTAAAAAGACGGAATAGTAATAGATCAATTAAAGGACTATATAACTGCTAATGATTGGCTATTTGCAGACATTGGAAATAATGAATTAAACTATGTATATAATTCGAGTCTTCTTAAGGTTGAGCAAGATCATTCATATTTAGTGGTTTATGAAAATTCTAATGTTTCAACATTAGAGGCTTCAACTCCTGTGGTTACTAGAATTGTTGACGGTATAATGTATTTTAAGGCCGCAAAGAATCACGAAGCAAATAGTCTTCCAGATGGAACCTATAGCGTTTACTATGGATCAGACTATATAAAGTATATTCATGCAACTCCAGTTACATCAAATTCAGTAACATCTTATGAATACGTAGAATATCCAAATACTGTTATTAATTCACTTGAAGCAAGTCCAGGCTACAGTCCTTACTATAGCGCAACTCCACCGAGTATTGATTTGTACGACACTGAGATTAATAAAAACTCTATTGGATATTATAGATTGGCATACTTTAACGATGGAACAGATTGGGTCAATAACCTGTCAACAAAAGTTGGATCTAAGATAGTCGGAACTTTTAGTGGACCAAACATTAAAATAACTGGTGCAGTTGGTCCAGGATATGGTAAATGTAAAGTTAGAATAACTACAAAATATGAATCTTCAGAAGAAACTGAAAATATAGTTTTGGATTGGTATGAAATTGATTGTTATTCAACTGAGGAAAAAGAATCAATAATTTTTCAAAAAAATGATTTAGAATATCTTGACTATACTTTAGAAATTGAAACTTTATCAGATAAAAATATTTTATCAGGCAATAATCAAATTTACGTAAGTAAAATAAGTTTTTTAAGAAACTTTTATTTTTCTTTAGATGATCAAGAAATAAATCCAGATTTAACCTTCAAATCAATAGGAGGCTTAAGGTAATGGCCACAATCAAAAAAACGATACAAAATTTAAAACCTGGAAAACAATATCTTTTAACAGTTAAACCAAAAGATGTAGAATTAAATGTTCTATTAGATCCAGCTTCAGCTGTTAGATTTACTGTTCCAGCTGACCTTACTCAGCCGGCAGAACTTGGTGATTTAACAATAGTCGGCAACTACAAGTCGATAATGATTAGCTTTAATCCCTCTAATGAATCAGACTTAAGAGGATACAACTATGAGGTTTATCTTCCTGAAGACATTAGTCAAAGTGGTTCAACTTATGTTATTAATTCTGGAGCAACTCCATATCTTTCTGGCTTTTCCTCCTCAAACGTTGTAGCTGTTGATGTTCCGCAAAACTCTGAAACAACAAATCAGGTAAATGCAAATACTGGAGTCACGACTGTAGTGACAACAGAAAAGCTTTACTTTGCCAGAGTTCAATCAATAGATACATCTAGCAATAAATCTGCATGGACACCAATTGTGGCATCAACTGCTACAACACTTATAGATTCTGCGCACATTATAGATCTTACTGCATCTAAGATTACAGCTGGAACAATCGGCGCACATACTATTACAATGGCTGGCGCAACTTCAATTATTAAATCTTCTACCTTTAATGGAGTTGATGTTGGGGGCGGAAGCTATGCAAATGCTACAACAGGTTGGTTAATCAACGGTAGCGGTAGAGCATATTTCTACGATGCAACAATAGCAGGAAGTATTGACATTGGTGGATTTGACTCTGGATCTTTTCACGTTGATAGTGATGGAAATCTTTGGTTGGGTTCTGGAACCTTAGTTGGTGCTCCGTTCAAGGTTCTAAAAGAAGGTGATGTTACAGCCAATACAATAACCACTAAAAATTTAACGTTAACTGGTAATACAGTGATAGCAAGTAATTCAAAAATTTTTCTTGGAACAGGCGTTTACAATAATACTAATACTCCATTTTATGTAGATGATGACTCTCAATTTTCCTTAGGTAATAAATTAACTTGGGATGGCTCAACACTTACAGTAAGTGGTAATGTCAACATTACCGGAGGCAACACTCTTACACTTATTAATGAAGCGAAGTCAGATGCAGATACAGCACTTAGTACTGCAATTAGCGCTGGAGAGATAGCTTTAGAAGCTAAAGGTACCGCAGAGGATGCTGCTTATGAGGCTTCAATAAGAATAAGACCTGGTGAGTTAGAAGCAAGAATAGGCGATAGTGTAACAACTATTAGTGGTGGAAAAATTGCAACCGGTTCTTTGGCCGCTGAAACAATTTCTGGTGGAACAATTACAGCATCTATTGGCATTAATTCTCCAACAATTAGTGGTGGATCACTTAACATAGATGGATATTATGATACCCGGTTATTGTTCTTTTGGTTCATCTGGTTTTTCAAGAGTCAATGGTATTGGATTTGTGAATCCAAGTAGCTCAGGTTGGGACACTAATTTTTATCCCTTTACAGCCGGTGCAAGAAATTGTGGAACGGCAAGTTATTATTGGAATAACGTTAATTATAGTGGTAGTTTAGTAAAGATATCAGATCGTCGAATAAAAGATTCTATAGAAGATACTCCAAGTGTTTTAGGTTTAATTAATACTTTAAAACCAAGAGTTTATCTGATGAAAAATTCTTCTGGTGATAGTAAAGTGGTTTCAGTTGACCAAGAAACTAACCAGTCGGAATATGAGCCAGTAGGGCCCGGAAAAAGAAAACATTTTGGTTTGGTAGCGCAGGAAGTAAAAGAAGCATTTGAGCAATCTGGATTTCCAACAGATGAATATAGCGGTTGGGCAATTGCCGATAAAGAAGATTCCAATTCTCAGCAAGCTATAAATTTAGATGAATTTATTGGAATTTTAATTAAAGCTGTTCAAGAGCTTTCGGCTAAAGTTAATGAACTTGAGTCTAGACTTAGTTAGTGGTATAATAACAAAATGTCTAGAATAAGCAAGCAAGAGGAACAGGAAACTGCTATAATGGAAACTTCTCAATCAGATATTAATGATTCTAATTTAGATGTTAATTTAGTTATAGCTGTTTTTCAAGAAAAACTTAGCAGCTTAATGACTGATTTAGTTATAAAAGAAGCAACAATTAAACAACAATCAATTATTATTCAAAGATTAAAAGGACAAATGTAAAATGAGTGATACACCAGAAGTAGAAGTAAAAACAGAATTTGTAGTTGAAATTAAGATCAGTGACAAGAACCTATCTTACAAGAGCGACTTTACAGAAGCTGAAACAGTTTTCTGGCTTGAGGCTGTAAAAGATCTTATTATCAAGAAGACCTTTGAAGCCGCAGGAATATTAGAAAAACAATAAATTACAGCCTAGACAAATTGAGTCTACTATTAGATATAGGCTTAAATAAGGACGTACCATGGCAATTAGGGATTACCTACCATTTCAAACAGTAGACAAAGATCTTACTTTTTCTGACAAGGCTTTAGCGCCAGAACAAGTAAAGGGTCTGTCTAAGGCTATGAAAATAGCATCGCTTGCTCTTGGTTTTCAGGGTACCAATTATTACTTCAATAATAGAGCTACCTTTGAAAGACCAGCATATGACTTTGAAAGGTTAATGCAAGCTGTTGATACGGACTCTTATGTTAAGCAAGCTATGTCTAAATATAAAGATCTTTTCTGGAAAGAGGGTTGGGAAATAGTTTCTGAAAACCCAGAAGCTATTTCTTATCTTCACCAAAGAATAGATTTCATGGAAATAGCAATGAAGAGACCATTTGTTGATTTCTTAATTGAAGTCTCAGATCAACTCTTTAAATTTTCTAATGCTTTCATTGTTAAAGCAAGAGGTGATTTAAGCGAATATTTTCCAGACAAATTAGCACCTATGACTGGAGATCTTCCAGTAATAGGTTATTACTTAATCCCTACTGAACAGGTAAGAATATTTAGAGATAAGCACAACAGGCCTAAGTCATATAGACAAGAGACAGACCCTCTTACTTATATGCCGCTTGAAGGAAATCCAGTTTGGACTGCAGAAAAAGTAATCCATCTTCACTTTGATAGAAAAACTGGTAGAGCATTTGGTACTCCATTTTTGATCAATGTATTAGACGACGTTATTGCACTTCGTCAAATTGAAGAAGATATTCAGAATCTTGTTCACAGAGAATTATTTCCACTCTATAAATATAAGATTGGAACCGCAGAACAACCAGCTGAGCCAGAAGAGATTGAACAAGCAGCTATAGAGATAGAAAATCTAAGAGCTGAAGGTGGATTGATCCTTCCATTTAGACACGATGTTGAAGTTATTGGATCACAAGGATCTGCCCTTGACGCAAGTCAATACCTAAATCACTTTAAAGAACGTGTTGCAATTGGATTAGGCGTTGCGCCGCATCACCTTGGAATGTCGATGAATGGTGGTAACAGATCTGTTACCGAAAGATTAGATGTTGCATTATATGACAGAATTAAGCAGATGCAGAAGCTGTTTTCGGAGATGGTAAGACTAAATATATTTAATGAATTATTGTTTGAAGGTGGTTTTGATCCAATCTCAAATCCAATGGAAGCTGGAGACTCGGATAGATGTTACTTTAAGTTCAAGGAAATAGATGTTGATACACAAGTTAAAAAAGAAAATCACGTCATTCAAAAATATGTGTCTAATCTAATTACATTAGATGAAGCTCGCATAGAATTAGGATATGATTCCGATATTGACATGAACAAGACACACGCATCAATACAAAGTGATATTCAAGTCGATGCAACTAAAGCAACCGCCCAAGCCCAAGCTAAAGCACAAGGGACGGGTAAAGCACCTGAACCAAAAACATCTGATGGTCAAAAATCCGCCGGTCCAGGGCAGAAAAATACGCCAAATAATAGAAGAGGCGTTGGTAACGCTATGAGACCAATGAATCAAAATGGAAGAAAAACTTCTCCGGATATTAAAAGATATGATAATAATTTTCTATCAGTAATTGAATCTTTGTTGGATAGCGAGTATACTGTTATAGAGTCAGACGTTGAAAAGGATAACAATGATGTTTAATGTAAATGATAAGATCACAAGTAGCGATAACACAGAAGCAGATGCTCTTTTAGTATTTAGAAAAGCAGTTAGCAATGGTCAAACAAGACTAGCTCTTGAAGCTTTAGTGGACGTTATTGATTCTATAGTTGAGTTTCTCACTTCAGAACCTGAAGAAGAAACCACAGAAGAAGTAGTGCCAGTGACACCAGCGATAAACGTTAATGCTGTTGAAATCAAAGAAGAGAAGATTGAATCAACAACTGTAGGAACTAGCGCACCTGCTAAGAAAAGTGTAAAAGAAACAACAAAATCTATTTCAGAGTAGTTTATGATTGAACTAGTGATTGGTTGTCCAATCTATCAAAGAGATTGGATATTTCCTTATTGGATTTCTTGTATAGAAAATCAGAATATTGATTTTTCAAAAACCGCTTTTATATTTGAAGCATCTCCAGATGATGAAAAAACCATAGAGATGTTAGTTAAATATAGAAATGCAAGACCAGATATACCAGAGTTTATTTTAGATATAAAACAAGACATTCCTCATTTTTCTCATGAAGAAGGAACAAGAACTTGGAGTATATCTAAATATCAAAATATGGTTAATCTAAGAAATTCTCTTTTATCAAAAGTTAGAGATATTAATCCAAATTATTTTTTTAGCTTGGATTCTGACATACTATTAACTAATGAAAATACAATTCAATTACTAATTGCACACGTAAACTCTGGCGCAGATGCGGTGAGTCCATTAATGTTTATGACTCCAACAAATACAATGTATCCAAGTGTAATGAATTGGATAAAAGAGCCTGGTGGTCAAGCTTATCGCAAAGAGCAATATCCACTTGGTGAGTATTTCCAATCAGATGTTATTATGGCAGCAAAAATGATGTCAAGAGATGTATACAAGAATGTTGACTACTCACTCCATACACAGGGTGAAGATTTAGGCTGGTCTGGAAACGCAGCAAAAATGGGTTATAAGCTTTACTCAGCATCCTACCTTTATGCTCCACACATAATGCATAAGCGAATGATGCAAGATTTTCTCTCAAATGGAGATTCTAGGGGTAATTTTTTTGCAACAGCATAAAAGTATGATATCTTTATATAAGATTGTTTAATCTTATAAAAGCTAATTACTATTACTACTACATTAAAATAAACGGAGCGCTAAAATGGCATTTGATTTTGTTGAAAGTTTTACACTTCAACTTCCTGACCTATCGGGATTGGAAAATGATTTTTCCGAATCATTCAGCAAAAACCACGGTCTTATTATAGAAGTGGCTGCCATACATGAGCGGACTAACCGCTAACTATAATAATTACTCAGCAGCAGAATTAGAAAAGGCTCTCCAATCATGGGTCGAGCCATACCCTAAGCCTATTATTTTAAATCACGATTTAAACTCTGAGCCAATTGGCAGAATCATTGCTGCTAAGATGGACAAAGAACAAGACGGTGCACCATATGTAAGATTGCAGGTAGCAATCACAGATCCATTGGCTGCTCAGAAGATCTCAGATAAGAGATACTTGACTGGATCAGTTGGCGGAAGAGCCGGCAAAGCAGTTTGTTCAATTTCGGGTGAAGACCTAGCTGCTGAATCAGCAGACGGTAGACCAAAGACAGCTAAATTTAAGCGTGGTCAAGTTTATAAGGGTAAACTTGCTTTCGTTGATATGCAAGACATTTCCTTTAAAGAATACTCATTTGTTAACCAACCAGCGGATCAAAGGTCTAGTGTAAGAGCTTCTAAAGCTATTGATGGATCAACTGTTGTTACTGATTCAGAAAATTGGACAGCAAAAAGCACAGCCTTTATCCTACATATGGATAAAGAAGATATAACCACTGTGGAAGAAAATGAGTCTATTTTAAAGGGTATGAAGAAAAAAGAGTCTAGACCACTTTATCTTCATGTTAAAGGAGCTTTTCTTACGGCTTTGGCCTTTCAAGAAAGTGAAACTGCAAAGGCTGATAATACTGCGTTACTATCAGAAAAGAATATAATTGACGAGGAGAATGTTGAAATGGACGAAATCGTTAAAGGTGATGATGTTTTGGCTACTGTCGAAAATCTAAGCCAAGACCTGTCAGCAATTGCTACAGTACCATGTGGTACGGCACCAAAAGAAGAATCAGAAGAAATTCCTTCACAAGAAGAAGCTTCTGTAAATGTAGAATCAAAAAATGTAGATCTTATATCTGTGTTATCAGATGCTCTTCAAGAAGCAAAAGAAGCTGGTGAACAATCTGTAGTGGATGTTCTTTCTTCGAAGATTGAAAAGCTAAAGAAAGCACAAGAAGATGAATCATTGGTTGAGGCGCCAGCTGCAGAAAATGCAGAGCAGTCTCCTAGTGAGCAAAAAGAATCTGAAGGAGAAAAAGTGGAAACAGAAGAACAAGGCAAAGAAGAAGTAGTTAATTCTGAAAACGCCGAGTCCTCCCCAGAAAACGAAACACAAGAAGAGTCAGACTCAGAGCTCACAGGCAGTACTCATGCTGATGAGCAAAATGACAATGACAATAAACTTCAAGTGCTTCAACAAGAAAATGCAAAGCTCAGAGAGGCGCTACATCGCACTTTAGCTGAAAGAGTAGTTGATACTAAAATTTCATTAGGAGTAGAACCAATTGAAGAAAGAGAAAACTTGATCCAAGATCACGCAACTCGTTCGGCAGGTTCTTTAGCTGATTCCCTTAGGGATTTAGCTAAGCTCCCAGTAGCTAAGAAGAATATTCAAAAGCTAAATGTGGAATCCGTAATAGATAGTTGCATTGTTTCTGAAAAAGAAAACAATGTCATTGTTGAAGACGAAGAAACGTCAACTGCACCAGAAGAAAAAGTGAACACAGTTGAAGAACTGTTTGTTGATACTCTCATGGGCCGTCGCAAACTTTAAAACAAATATATACAAATAAGGAGATATTAAAATGTCATTAGCAAAATTTCGTAAAGTAGGTACCAAAACGGGTGCTGGTCGTTTCGTTGTTTCGGAAGGTATTGCACCATCCGCATACATCTTGCCATCAGTCGCCCTTCCAACTTGGTACGCAGACTCAGAAGATGATCGTTTTGAAATTGTTATTCCAAAGGGAACTATCCTTTCGGTTGTAACAGATTCAAGTGGTGATTCACGTTTTGTTCCAGCTAACGGTACCGGCTCTTCAGTAACTTGGGGAGACACAATTTCAGGTTGGAACCCACTTGCAGCAGCAACACCAGTTGCTGGCGCATCTGGAGATACACAAGCAGTTGCTGCACGTTCAGTGCCAGTTGGTTGTGCACAGTACGATCTCTACAGACCATTTGATAAGGGCACATCGCAAGGTGCAGGCTTTATCGTTAGAGGTTATGTCGAGTATCCAATGGTCACAGGTGTTAACGCAGACTTAACAGCAGGTAGTTTAGTTGCTCCAGACTTCATGGGTCGTCCAAGACTCTTGTCGCAAGCTGATGCAGCTAGTTACCCACACTTAATTGTAGGTAAGGTTATTGAAGTCGAGAAGTTTGCTACAAACTTTGATGACGGACTACTTTCCTACATGCAACTTCCATCGGATCCAGGTGCGCTCAAGACAGTTTATGAGCTCACAAGATCAGGCTCGTTCTCCGGTAAACTCGGTATCCGTGCAAACCTAGATGTTACGAATGTTATTGGTGCTTTCCGCGTCAATTTAACACTCTAATAAAAAAAAAGAAAATAAAAAAAGAAATAATTAAACAGGAGGAAATATCCTAGATGAGTAAGACAATCCAAGAACTCCTCTCGGGTCTCCCAGCTTGGGAAGCCGCATTTGCTGAAGATGGCTACATCGACACAGATAACAGAGTTACAATCAAGGAAGCATTCGGTTCGTCAGACGCAGCCGCTTTGTTTCCTAAGGTAATTTCTCGTACTCTGCGCGAAGCAGCCGAACCACAGCTTTTGGTAACCCCGCTTCTTTCTACAGTACGCCTTGGTAAGGGTCGTTCTTTGGAATTTCCAGCGGTAAACGCAATTCAAGCTGCTGAGATCCCAGAAGGACAAGAATACCCAGAACAAGCTCTCGCATTTGCTAAGCAAATCGAGGGTAAGGTGTCGAAGAAGGGCGTTAAGCTGGCTTTCACAGAGGAAGTTATTGCTGATTCTCTTTGGGACATCGTAGGCCTCCATGTACGCGCCGCAGGCCGTGCAATGGCACGTTTGAAAGAGCAAATTGCTCTTAGTCGTTTTAAGGATGCAGCTACAATTGTATTCGACAACGACAGTGGCAGCTATGACGATACAACAGGTCGTGGGATTACTGGTGCTTACAACAGCACTATTACCTGGGACGATGTTGTCGACATGGCAGCTGTTCTAATGGCCGAAAACCATATACCAACAGACTTCATTCTTCACCCACTGATGTGGTCGGTCTTCCTCAAGGACTCGATCTTCCACATGGGCGGCGCTGCATCAGCTGTTAATACCAGCTGGGGCTACCGTCCACAGTCGAAGGATGGCGCTCTTAACGCAACAGCCCCTATGGGTTTGAACGTGTTAGTGTCACCATTTGTTAGCTTCACAGCTAAGAGCGGTGAAACATTAGCTAAGTCAGACTTGTTCCTCATTGATCGTAATGAGGTCGGCAGTCTTCTTGTTAAGGATGACATGAGCACAGATCAGTTCGATGATCCGTCACGTGACATTCGTTCGATGAAGATGAAAGAGCGTTACGACATTGTAATGCTTGGCGATGGTGAAGGTATCACAGTTGCTAAGAACGTTAGACTGGCCCGCAACTATGAGGTTCAAGTTACTAACGAAATGTAATAAGCCTTAAGGCTGTTATAGTTACGATACAGTCTTAGAAAGTAGGGGGCAGCGAAAGCTGCCCCTTATTTTTTTGCACCAACCCTGTTACTAGTTAAGTATAAGTCTTTTCCTGAGGAGATAAATCGTGCCATTAAATTTAATAGATTATGCCTCAGTGGGTGTCGATAAGGTAAAGATTAAATTTGGTAGAACAGTCAAAATTAGTTCTATAACAGATAATAAGTTTATTGTTCAAACATCAGCTGCAACACCGACTATTGTATCTAGTCCATTTAAAGCAATAAACTCATTAGCTGACTATAATACAATATCTAGAACTCTTACTCTTTACTGGGATAAAGTCCTTGTTTCTGGTCAGGAATACTATCTAAGAGTAGTGGGTATATTAGACGCTGCAAATGAAGTCGTAGCAGAAGAGTATATAAAATTTACAAAGCAAGATGCGGCTACTCCTTCTGGTTTCTCAACTTCTGTTGTTCCGGTGATAGAAGAGATTTTAGTAGAAGATAACTCAATTTTAACCGAAGCCTATAGTAGCTATCAAATTATAGCTAAAAATCCAGAATTCTATATTGATTCTGTTGAGCCAAAAAATGGATCTTTTTACTTACCAAATGATAACAACAATGGAAGAGTCACCATTATTTTTAATGCCCGTCCAGCTTCTAACTTTTTATCCACTAAGTATTTTAAAGCTCAAAGAAAAAAAATCCAGAAGTCACCGTCTCGTTGGGAAAACGTTGAGACAGTTACGCAAATGCACTCTTGGAAGCCTGAGATATATATAGACTTTCCATCCTTAATAGATGCAACACCATCATATTATACTGAGAATAAAGATTATTTTGAAAAAGGTTATAAGTATAGAATAACAGTTTCTAAAGATGTGGGTATATAAGATGGCTAATTTTGTATATAAAAAAGCAAAAGAATCCATGTTAAGTGGTGAAATAAATCTATCAACAAATAGTCTTAAAGTTGCATTTATAGATACTTCTTTGTATACACCAAATCAAAGCACCAATGAATTCTTATCAGATATACCAACATTGGCAAAAAAATATAGAAGTGAACCTTTAAGCAACGTATCTAATGATTTAGGGGTATTAGATGCAGATGACCTAACCATTGTTTACGATGGAGCACCATTTAATGCAATTGTTTTTTATCAATACGGTACAACTGATTCCAATTCAAGGTTAATAGCCTTTATAGACAATTCTGAAGGGCTACCTTTTGCCGGCACTGCGGAATCTTCGACAATGACATTACAGTGGAATAATACTTCAACAAAAATTATTAGCTTATAGGAAGATATATGGCAACAAATTATCCAAATCAATTAGATGTTTTAATAAATCCAACAGCAACTGACAAACTCAATTCAAACACAGTACCACATCATCAACAGCATGCAAACTTAAACGATGCTGTAGAGGCAGTACAAACCGTATTGGGGCTTGCCCCAGCTGGTTCTCATCTTACGGTTAAAGATAGAATAATAGCAGTAGAGTCAAACATTAGTAGTATAAATGGATTAGGTGATGTTACTATAAGCAATGTCGGGACTAAAGATGTTTTAATTTACGATGGATCTCAATGGGTAAATAAGTCCGTTGAATCATTATCAAACAATAGCGCAGAGCTTAATATTAATGGAGGAAATTTCTAAATGGCTAATATTTTGAGAATCAAAAGAAGGGCTGGTGGAGGCGTTGCGGGCGCACCTAGTTCGCTCAAAAATGCTGAGCTAGCGTTTAACGAAGTTGATAATATTCTTTATTATGGCTATGGAGACGATGGTACAGGCACAGCAAATACAGTACCAGCAATTGCTGGAATAGGCGCATTTGTATCATTAAGTTCTGATCAAACAATTACTGGAAATAAAACATTTACTGGTACAATAATTGTTCCAACACCAAGTGCAAACACTCACGCATCAACAAAGCTCTATGTTGACCAGCAGATATCCAATGTTAATAATACTATTTCAAACGTTGCCACATCATTTACAGTTGCGGGTGATTCTGGATCTAATCAAACAATTAGTTCAGGTACTGATACTTTAACCATTTCTGGTGGCACGGGACTATCCTCTGTTGCAAGTGCAACTGACACAATTACTTTAAATCTTGACAACACTACCGTAACTGGTGGTTCTTACGGTGGTGCAGGAACGGTTGCTACGTTTACTGTAGATGCTCAAGGTCGTTTAACAGCAGCTGGAAATACGGCAATTTCTTTAACTTCCTCAAACCTTGATAACACCGCAGTAACTGCTGGCTCTTATGGAGCTGCAAACTCGGTTGCTACATTTACGGTTGATGCAAAGGGTCGTTTAACGGCTGCTGGAAACTCAGCAATTTCAATCACCGCTTCACAAATTAGTGACAAGGGCTCAAATCTGGTAACTGGTTTGACCGGTACTAATAACGAGATCACGGTTTCAAACTCTGGAGTTGGAGCTGTAACATTAGGTCTCCCAGCTAATGTTACGATTAGTAATAATCTAACTGTTACTGGAGATTTGATTGTTAATGGCAATACAACAACTCTTAACACAGCAACGCTTGTTGTAGAAGATAAAAATATTGTTCTTGCAAATTCCGCATCACCAACAGATATAACTGCTGACGGTGCTGGTATCACAATTCTAGGTGCAACAGATAAGACGTTCACCTGGGTTGATGCAACAGATGCGTGGACTTCGTCAGAAAATATGAATTTAGTTTCTGGTAAAGTTTATGAGATTAATGGAACATCTGTATTAAGCAATACAACACTTGGTTCTAGCGTAGTCACCTCAAGCTTAACAGCAGTAGGAACAATTGCAACAGGTACCTGGCAGGGAACAGCTGTCGGCATTGCTTATGGTGGTACTGGTTCAACAACTGCTGATGGCGCAAGAACTGCATTAGGTCTTGCAATTGGATCAAACGTACAAGCTTATAGTTCAATATTGGCAAACGTTGCTGCTGGAACTTATTCTGGTGATGATGACATTGTAACAGTTGGAACAATCACCGCTGGAACATGGAGTGGTACAGCAATTGCTGCCACTAAGGGTGGTACTGGATTTACAACTTATACAACTGGAGATTTGGTTTACGCTAGCGCAGCAAACACATTGTCTAAATTGTCAATAGGTTCTAGTGGACAAGTTCTACAAGTTATAGCTGGAGTTCCAACATGGAGTGACACAATAGACGGTGGAACTTTCTAAATAAAGGAAAGGTTTTATAGTGGCTAATCCAAGTATTACCGGCAATCAAATAGCCATTGATCCTATTTCTGGAGTATTCTTCTTCAAAAATAGCAATGGTTCATTAGTTAGTTCATCTTTGAATTTACTTCAAACTTCGAATACTCAAATAACAACAGAAGATAGTGTTCAAGTTTCTGGAAATTTAGTAGTTTCTGGAAATCTTACCGTTAATGGCACTATCGTCACAGTAAACACAGAATCAATTGTTATTGAAGATAAAAATATTGAACTTGCTAACGTATCATCACCATCTAACGTGACAGCAGATGGTGGTGGAATAACATTAAAGGGAACTACAGATAAAACTTTTAACTGGAGCAATAGCACCGCATCTTGGACTTCTTCTGAAAACATAGATCTTGCATCTGGTAAAACATTTAAGATTAATGGAACAGAAGTATTATCAGCAAATGCATATACTGGCTCAGCAGCAAAATGGACCAATGCTAGATTAATTACTTTAGGTGGCGACCTATCTGGAAATGTCTCGATAGATGGCTCTGCTAACGTAACTCTTACTGCAACTATAGTTGCTAATTCTGTAGCTTTAGGTACTGACACAACTGGTGATTATGTTGCTTCTCTAGTTGCCGGAACAGGAATTTCTTTAGCTAATAACTCTGGAGAAACTACTACTCCAACAATAACACTTAATGCAACAATAGATGATCTAACAGATGTTACTTTAACCACTCCAGCCAATGGTGACTTCTTTAGATACAATGGATCTGTTTGGATTAATGATGCTATTAATTTATCTACAGATACAATAGGTGATTACGTAGATCACCTTAGTGCGGGCACTGGCATAACGATTACTAACAATTCTGGTGAAGCTTCAGTTCCAACTATCTCAATTCCTCAATCAGTTGCCACCAATGCAAACGTTGCCTTCAATCAGGTAACAGCTGCTTTAGTGGGTGCAGTCACAGGTAACGTAACTGGAAACATAACTGGAAATGTTACTGGAAATGTTACTGGAAATGTTACTGGTGATTTAACTGGAAATAGCAATGGAGTTCACACTGGCAATGTAACCGGTACAGCAAGCAATGCATTAGTTTGGACCAATCAAAGAAAAATTACTTTAGATGGTGACGTAACTGGTAACGTATTTATAGACGGAAGCGCTAACGTAACAATAACAACAACAATTGCTTCTAACTCCGTAGAGCTTGGTGCCGATACGACAGGTCAATATGTAGCAAACTTAGTTTCGGGCACTGGTATAACAATAACTGATAATTCCGGTGAAGGAATGACACCAGTTATTAAAATAGCAGATTCTTATACTACAAACATGGTTTCTAATATAGCAAACTCCGCAGCAAGCGTAAGCACATATGCTGACGGTGTTGGAAACACTGCCTATTCAAATGCAGTAACTTACGTCAACAATAGAACATTGAATGACTTTACGGAAGTAGTTATTACTACTCCAACTTCAGATAACCTATTAATGTATAACGGTTCTGCTTGGATTAATCAAGCTGTTAATATAAATAGATTATCAGATGTTAATGTTAACCCTAGCACTCTTGGCGCTTATCAAGTGCTTAAATACGATAGCAACACTTCACAGTGGGTTAATGGCACAGTTGATTGGGAGCTTCCTGTTGGTCTAGCTTATAACACCACTTTGGGAGATGGCACAAACAGTACATTTACTAAAACTCACGGACTAGGCACCCGAGATATTTACGTAACATGCAGGACTACAAATGCACCGTATGAAGTTGTAGAGGTAAGGTGGGCAGCAACAGATCTCAATAATGTTACATTTACATTTTCTACAGCACCATCGAGTGATTCAATTTCAGTAACAATATTTTCTAACGTCTCTAGTGCTATGCTAAATGCTCCATCTTTAGGCAGCTTAGATGACTTTGTTATTGCTGGTGCTGGGATTACTGCAGGGCAATACATTGTGTGGAATGGTAGTAAGTGGTACAACAAAACATTACTACTTGATGATGCATCTGATGTACAAATTAACACCTTAACCACTGGTGATATCTTAAGATATGATGGAACCTTTTGGGTAAACGACCCAATTAATCTTGGTACAGATACAGTTGGTGGATATATTACATCGCTTGTAGCCGGAACTGGTATTACGCTAATTAATAATACAGGCGAAGGTGCAACGCCAACTATAACGGTTGATACTTCAGTTATTCAAGCACGTGTTGCTAATGTTACTGACACAGAAATTGGATACTTAGACGGTGTAACTTCGGCAATTCAAACACAGATAAATAACAAACTTGATTCGTCAACAGCTGGAACTACTTATGCGCCTTTGGCTAATCCTACGTTTACAGGAACAGTTGCGGGTATTTCAGCAACAATGGTTGGTCTTGGTTCTGTTGACAACACGGCTGATACCGCTAAACCAGTTTCTATTGCTCAACAAAACGCTCTTGATCTAAAAGCAAATGTGGCTTCACCAACATTTACGGGAACGGTAACTATCCCAGCAGGCGCTTCAATTTCTGGTTTTGCAACACTTGCTGATCCTACGTTCACAGGAAATGTTTCTGGTATTACAAAAACAATGGTTGGTCTAGGTAACGTTGATAATACAACAGATCTTGGAAAACCAATATCAAATGCTGTTCAAACAGCACTTGACTTAAAAGCTCCTCTTGCAAATGCTACATTTACAGGCACAATAACCCTTCCTTCGAATACGGTTACATCTTCGATGATTATGGATGGAACTATTGCCAATGTTGATATCAGCGCATCGGCTGCAATTGATTATTCTAAATTATCATTAAGTAACTCGATTGCTACTACCGACTTAGTATCTGGTGCAGCTAGGGCAGGATTCAATTCAACATTAAGAACAGTTACCTCAAGTAATACTCTTGTAATTTCAGATCTTGCTAAATTAATAGTAGTAAATAGCTCTTCTACTGCTAATATTACGGTGCCTGCAGATGATACAGTTAATTTTAATGTTGGTGATAGAATAGATTTTGTTACAATTAATACTGGTTTAGTAACATTTATTGCTGGAGGTGGAGTTAACGTATATGGCACTCCTGGTCTTAATTTGCGTACACAATACTCTGGTGCTACACTAGTTAAACTAGCCACTAATACCTGGGTAGCAATGGGTGATCTAAAGGCCTAATTATGACAGTTCCAATAGGCAGTTCGGGCCGGTTCAAGAAGAGCAACCAAACCCTTAATTGCGCAAAAGGCAACAAAGTCTACTGCTAACGCTGCAATCATTGCCGCTGGTTTTGTTGTTGGCACCGTAAGTAATACGGCAACACAAGATAATACTTTAAATGATGTTGTACACACTGCGTTAACCGATAGTAGTGTGGCACTATTAGGTAGCGCCATTAACTATACCGTAGGAGCTTTTTCTCCACCAACATTCTTTGGTCCTCCAAGCTTCTTTGGTCCTCCAGGATTCTTTGGTCCTCCAGGATTCTTTGGTCCTCCAGGATTCTTTGTCCCTCCATCTTGTGGTTCCTGTGGGGATGGTGGCAGTTCAATAGTTCAGTGTTGTGCAGGCAACTGCTTTAAAACTGTATATAAAAATGCATGTGGAGTTGCTTGTTCGGAAACTGGGTGTGGCGGTCCAGGCTGCTGTGCAGTTCATGGTAGTTGTTCGGGTGTCGGATGCTAGTAACTGATTTTTATGGTAAAATGTATAACTGCAAATAATATCTTAAGGAGATTATTTTAATTATGAATACAGAAGCATATTATTTTTTTATCATTGATGGAGAAGTTGTTTGGAAACAAACAGTAGAAATAAAAGCAGAAATGGAGATGGTTAATGCAATATTCTCATCTGATCCAAAAGTTGTAAGAGCTCCAGATGAGTTGGCTAAAACTATCAGAGTAGGTTGGAAATATGATGGCACTAACTTTATTCCTCCAGCATAACCAACATGACACCTTGGCAAGAATATAAGAAAAAATTAGGTACAACACGTCCTTGGGATGTGTTTAATCCAAGCATAGAACATACCTCCGAAGAAGCAGCATCAAGCAGATATAGTACTTGTCTTGAATGCGATAGGCTGATAAAAGCTACAAGGCAATGCAAAGAATGCGGATGCGTTATGCCACTGAAAGTAAAGCTAAAAGCAGCAGTTTGCCCCTTGGGTAAATGGTAATATTTAATTTTCATAATACGTAATTATATGTTAATATAGATTTATAAGTTTATGCATTGGATTATTTAGTGTCATGATTACTATTTATCATAGTAGATTTTTAAAAAAGGAAGAGGTGCCTTGTGGCTTATAATGGATCCCAGTTTGCGGTAAATAATACTCTCTTACTAAAGAGATCAGACGAGGCAGCAAATGCGCCAACTTCACTAGCTGAGGGTGAATTAGCAATCAACGTTGTTGATGGTAAATTGTTTTATAAGAATAAAACAGCTAATGCTATAATACGGAATTAATTTAATATCCAATGTTGTTGGCACCGCAAATCAAGTTTCAGTAACTGCCAATGCTACTTCTGGAGTTTATACCCTAAGTCTTCCATCTACTATTCAGACTAGTCAAGCTAATGTTTCAACTCTATTTGTTGACGGAATTGAAATTGATACAACTGGAGCTACAACCAATCAAGTTCTAAAATTTAATGGAACTAAGTTTGCACCAGATGCCGATACCGGTTTAGCTGGAACAGTTCATACTTCAACTATTGGAGATGGCACAACTTCTACATTTACCATTACTCACTCATTGGGAACAAGAGATGTTGTAGTTGTTGCGCGCAATGCAGCAAGCCCATATGAAGTCATTGATGTTCGTTGGGAAGCCACAACAACTGGAACTGTTACTCTAGATTTTTCAACCGCACCTTCTTCAAGCTCGGTTAGAGTTGGTGTTTATGCAGCTGTTGCTGGCTCTACTATCTCAATAGCTTCAATTGATGATCTAGGTGATGTTACCCTTTCTTCAGCCGCCAATGGAGACTTCCTTCGTTATAACGGTTCAGTTTGGATTAACGACGCAGTAAATCTTTCAACTGATACTATTGGAGATTATGTTTCTAGTTTAGTAGCTGGAACTGCAATTACTCTTTCTAATAATACCGGTGAAGGCTCTACTCCAACAATAGCAGTAACAGCAAATACTTTTGATGCGTTTGGTGCAGCCTCATCTGCCCAATCCAATGCACAAACTTTTGCTACAAACTTAGTCGCAAACGTAGCCACTTCATTTGAAGTTGCTGGCGATTCTGGAACAAGCAAGACAATCACTTCTGGTTCAGATACTCTCAGCATTTTGGGTGGTACGGGTTTAACATCTGTAACATCCAATACTGATACTGTCACGATTAATCTTGATAACACAGCTGTTACTGCTGGTTCCTATGGAAACGCAAGCACTGCAGCTAGTATTACCGTTGATGCACAAGGTCGTTTGACTTCAGCTTCGCAAAATGCAATTAGCATTCTTGCCAGTCAAGTTTCAGACTTTGCCGCCAACACAAGAGCACAGATAAGCGTTTCTGGAGATCTTGCTTATAACTCAAGCACTGGTGTAATTAGTTTCACAAATGACGCTGGAGATATCGAATCGGTTACAGCTGGTACTGGACTTACTGGTGGTGGCACCTCTGGTGCAGTTACCCTCGACTTGGCCAACACAGCTGTAACTGCTGGTAACTATGGTTCTGCGGGTACTGTTGGAACCTTTACAGTTGATGCACAAGGTCGCCTAACTGCTGCTAGTAATTCAGCAATTTCAATCACTGCTTCGCAGATCAGCGACAAGGGTACAAACCTTGTTACTGGTTTGACAGGAACTGCAAATGAAATTGCGGTTTCTAATTCTGGCGTTGGTGCGGTAACATTAAGTCTTCCAGCTAACGTAACGATTTCAAATAACTTAGTTGTCACTGGAGACTTGACAGTTAGTGGTAACACAACAACTGTTAACACAGAACAGTTGAACGTTGAAGATAATATTATCACATTAAACTCTGGCGTTACAGGTGCCCCAACATTAAATAGTGGCATAGAAGTCAATAGAGGAACATCAACAGATGTTTCAATTCTTTGGAATGAAACTACCGATAAATGGACATTCACAAATGATGGAACAAACTACGTTAACATTGCTAGTAACTCGGACATTGCAAACGTAGCAACAGCTTTTACGGTAGCTGGAGATAGTGGATCAAGTCAGACAATAACTTCTGGTACAGATACATTAACAATATCTGGTGGCACTGGTTTGACATCTGTAGCTGGCGCAACAGATACAATCACATTAAACCTTGATAACACAGCTGTCACAGCAGGATCATATGGAAACGCAAGCACCGTACCCAACTATACGGTCGATGCACAGGGTCGTTTGACCGCAGCTGCAAATACTTCAATTAGCATTCTTGCAAGCCAAGTTTCGGACTTTTCCGCAAACACAAGAGCGCAAATAAGTGTTTCAGGCGACCTAGCATATAACTCAAGTACTGGTGTGATCAGCTTCACAAATGATGCAGGTGACATTGAGTCGGTTACTGCAGGAACAGGATTGACTGGTGGTGGCACCTCTGGTGCAGTTACCGTTAGCCTGGCCTCAACAGCTGTAACAGCTGGTAGTTATGGTAGCTCGTCTTCCGTAGGAACATTCACCGTAGACGCTCAGGGACGCCTCACAGCAGCTTCTAACTCGTCTATCTCGATTACTGCCAGCCAGGTCTCAGACTTCACTGAGGCAGCTCAGGACGCTGTAGAAGGCGCGATAACGGCAGGTACGGGTGTAACCAAGGCCTATAACGACAGTGCTAATACAATCAGCCTCTCAATTGGCCAGGACGTTGCCACCAACGCAGCAGTTACCTTTGGTAGCGTAGCAACTGGAGCAATAACACTTGATTCTGGAACTGGTGAACTTAATACTTCAACTCAAGTAGTTACCGTGAACACGGTCACAACAGTTGATAGCTTTGATAAGACAGTTTACAGAACAGCTAAGTACCTTGTTCAAGTAACCCAGGGATCAAAGTACACAACTTCTGAAGTTCTTTTGGCTCATGATGGTACTGATTCCTATATGTCGGAGTATGCAGTAATTGAGCTTGGAGCATCAAGAATACCAATGACTGTATCAACTTCAATTTCTTCAGGAAACGTATTATTAAGAGTTACGATTACAGATGCCGCATCAACAAATGCAACAGTCAAGGTAGCAAGAACGCTTATAGCAGTGTGATATAATAGTAATTAAGTTTTAAAATATAAAACTAGAGGGACAGTGAACTTTAGTGGCTAATAAAGATTTCATAGTAAAAAATAGTCTTATTGTTGGCTCTACCGTAACAATCAACGGTATTGAGCTAGATCTGGCTGGAATCACTACCGGTCAAGTATTAACCTATAATGGTAGTAAGCTTTCTGCTACAAATATAGCAGACACACTGCCATCAAATATATCTTCTTATTCACAGACTATTGGCAATGGATCCAGTAGTACATTTACCATAACACACAATCTAGGCACAAAAGATGTTGTTGTTTTAGTTTCATCTACAGGTAATGAATACGATGATAGTGCAACTCCTCAATTAATTCCGGCATCCAATATAGAGGTTAGATGGGAATCTGCTACTGATAATTCTATTTTTTTAGAGTTTGAAAAAGCACCGATAAGTAATTCTAGAAAAGTTTTAATTTTTTCTGCTGGTTCAGAAGTTTATTATTCAGAAATAATTGGTGATGGTGTTAGTTCTTCCATAGAATTAAATCACAACCTAGGATCCAGAGAAGCCGTTGTAGTTGTTTACAATGCTAGCTCTCCCTATGAAGTTGTAGAAGTAGCAGTTCAAGCCTACTCTACTCAAAAAATAATTTTAGACTTCTCTAAAGCTCCTCAAACGAATTCTTTAATAGCTTGTGTATTTTTGCCATTAAATGGTTATTCTTATGGAGAAATGATTGGTAATAACAGTAGTAAAACTTTTACCATAAATCATAAATTAAATACACTAGATATAGGAATTATTTCAAGAGATACTAGCGGCTTATTTGATTTTCCTAAAGTAAGATATGAGTTGATAGATGAAAACAATGTAAAACTATATTATTCATCTGCTCCTGCAAATAATTCAAGATACATTACGGTTTACGCTGGTTTAGGTGGAAGAATAAACATTCCATCATTTGATGATATCTCAGTAGATGTTCCACCCACACCCTCTAGCTCCGGAAATATTGGAGATATGGCTTGGGATGAATCTTTCATATACATATGCATAGCTACAAATACTTGGAAGAGATCCGCTTTGACAACTTGGTAATAAGTTGCTATAATTGTTTCTATGTCTGCAGAAGAGCAACAAATAAAAATAAACCCTCGGTAAGACTTCTCATGATGAAGAAATAGTTTCACATTTAGTGATTAATGGATTTACAATTAATCCAATAAAAGATAAAAAGGTATTTGAAACCTTTATTAATTCTTTATGCGAAAATTATGATCAAAAACATTTTTGCGATCACCGACCCCATCTTAAAATAATACATAAACACTATTTAGGAAAACAAATAGGAGAACCTTCGATCTCATATATATCAAATGAATCGTTTAAAGGTTTAATTCGGATTTGCAGTACTAGACAATGGTTATTTTGTTATAAAAATTTGGGACGATATTTATCCAGCTGAAATTCAATTTGATTTATACCTAGATGAAAAAATGGAAGATTGTTCAACAATAATTGATCATCTATCGTGTCCCGCAAAACCATTTGATGGAATGGGTATGTTTAATCACACTTACTCATTAACTCATTCTGTAAAAAATAAAACGTTTATTTCTAAACATAATAATAAAACACCAATGTATTTTGTTAATGAAGAATATAACGAAATAGAACTTAATAGACAAGGTGAAAATTATTCTATAATTTTAAATCAATTAAAAGAGATTGAATGTCATTTTTGCACTTTGGAAGGTAATAATTTAATCTTCATTGATTACCCAAGAAAAATTGTAGCAGTATGTAATAATCATATAAGTAATGGTTCAAAAAAAGAACTTAGCTCTGTATCCATAAAACTTAACTCTGAATCCGAAGAAGATATCGATCTAAGACGCGTAATAAGCCCACAGATTAAAAAAATAACAAATATCATAGATGGTGAGATTATTACACAAAATATATATGTAACAGATCTTGACCTGGACTAAAAAGTACTATATAATAGATTGTATGCCCGTAGAAGAACAACCAATAAATATAACAATATCCAAAGAACAACTTGAGAACTGGCACGTTTTTTTTGCCCTTCCATGTTATGACTCTCATGTAACTGAACCTTTCATGATGAGCTTCTTGCAAACAGCTCTTTATTTTAAAGAGATTGGTTTAAAGTATTCAGTCTGTACAATTTCAGATTCTTTGATTAACCGCGCAAGAAATAACCTTGTTGCTAAGTTCATGGGAAATCCAGATTATACTCATATGATATTTATTGACGTAGATCTTCAGTTTGATAAAGAATCAGTTTTAAAACTTTTATGGCATGATAAAGACGTCATGACTGCATCATATCCAATTAAAGAAATAAGCTGGGATAAAGTAAAAGAAGCTGCACAAGCAGATCTTCCAGCTAGTGATTTAATGGAGTATTCCACTAGGTACGTGGTGCATATGACAAAGCCAGGAGAAAATCAATTAAATATTGATAATGGTGCAATCGAATGTTATGAAGCCGGAACTGGCTTTATGCTAATGAAGCGTCAAGTATTTGATAAGATGTTTAAAAAATATAAAAAGCTCAAATACACCGATGACACTGGGGCTCTAACTGGATTAGAAAGAGAAAATTCTTATGCTCTTTTTAATTCGTACGTAGATGATGATGGCAGATTCTTATCTGAGGATTATGGTTTCTGCAGGTATTGGCAAAAGATGGGTGGAAAGATTTGGGTTGACCCAACTATTAATTTAACCCATTTTGGCCGCATAAAATACACTGGAAAAATGTTAGATTATTTAAAGAGAATAACACAATAATTTTCTAATTACTCCATTACTATATTCCTAGTTGTTTAAAGTATCACACTAGGAGAAACATGGCCCGCTTAAGAATTGAAACCGCCCCTGAAATTACAGTTTTTGATGAAGCCTTTATAGTTAAAGCAGCCGCTAATGCTACAGCGCCTTTAATTCAATTTCAGAACGCATCAGGAAACGTAGGCAACATATCAGCAAATGGAGTTTTAACAGTAGCTTCAGTCATTGCACAAAGTGCAGGAACAAGCTCTACAGACTTAGCCACAAGAGGTTATGTTGAATCATTAGCTGCTGGTATTAACTGGCATGAAGGAGTTCATGCAGCTACAACAACCGCTTTGCCATCATGTGTTTATGGAAATGGAACAGCAGGAGTTGAGGCATATCTTGAGGCTTCAGTAAATGGTGCTTTCCCAACCATAGATGGTGTAACTGTAGAACATCTTTTGCGTGTTTTAGTAAAAAATCAAGCAGATGCTAAGCAAAATGGTATTTATCAACTGTACACAGTAGGTAGTGGATCCACAAAATGGAAACTAGTACGTAGCAGTGATGCAAATAACAGCATAGCAGGACAGGTAGCACCTGGAGATTCCGTATACGTTTTATCTGGAACTACAAATGCTAATTCCGGTTTTGCTTTGACGTCTATCGGTACTGGAACCAATAGAGCAATAATCATTGGAACCGACAATATAACTTGGACACTTTTTGCTGGAGCTCAAACAGTTCTGGCAGGTAATGGAATACTTAAAACAGATCAAGTATATAGCGTAGTAGCTGAACCAAGTGCAGGAATCTCAGTCACTTCTAATGGAGTAGCTTTATCTACAGTAGCCGCAAACATTGGTTCTGGTGCAGAGACTACTTCTTTCCTTAGTAATGTAGCATTAGATGCTTATGGAAGAGTTACAAGTAAAGAGTTTTCAAACGTGTCATTTGCTGGATTTGCACCACTCGCAAATGCAACATTTACCGGCACCATCACCTTGCCAGCAACAACATCAATTGGTAATGTTACTGCAACAGAAATTGGATATGTAGACGGTGTAACATCCGCAATTCAAACTCAGATAGACCTTAAAGCGCCTCTTGCTAATCCTACGTTTACAGGAACAGTTGCGGGTATTACGAAATCAATGATCAGTCTTGGAAACGTTGATAATACTGCAGACTCTTCAAAGCCAGTTTCTACGGCACAACAAACAGCGTTAGACTTAAAAGCTAACATAGCATCACCAGATTTAACAGGAACTCCCACTGCACCAACAGCGAATGTTGCAACAAATACAACTCAGATTGCCACTACAGCTTTTGTTCGAGCAGAAGTTGCAGCACTTGTTAATAGTGCTCCAGCGACACTTGATACTTTAGGTGAAATTGCAACTTCACTTGCTAACAACGCTACTTTATCAACTACATTAACTGATGCAATTGCGCTTAAGGCTCCGTTAGCTAGTCCAACGTTCACTGGAACTGTAACACTACCTGCTAATACGGTAACAAGTACAATGATCGCAGAAGGAACAATCGTTAATGCCGATATATCAGCAACTGCTGCAATTGAGCAGAATAAGATTGCAGATACAATCTTAAATCAACAAGTAGCTTCTTATACACTTGTATTAGCTGATAAAAATAAATTAGTTGAAATAAGCAACGCTTCAGCTAATACTTTAACAGTTCCGCCTAACTCTTCAGTAGCCTTTCCTATAGGTTCAACTATTACAATTTTACAAACTGGAGCAGGTCAATGCACATTGACAGCTGGTGCTGGAGTAACGGTTAACGGAACTCCAGGACTTAAGTTGCGTACAACTTGGTCGTCTGCTACACTTATTAAGCGCGCAACTGATACATGGGTTGCCCTAGGAGATATGGTAGCATAACATGACAGTTAACAACAATGAAGGTCCAAAGTCTAAAAGAAAAAGAGCTAAGCCTACAATAGCTGCACGGAACCGCTAAGGCTACAGCCAATACTACAATCACAAATGCAGGCTTTACTGTTGGATCAGTAACAACAACCCCAACACAAAATTCAGGTTTAAATGATGTTGTAACTCCAGCTCTTACCGACGAGACAGTAACAATATTGGGAACAGCTATCGACTATACTGTTGGAGCTTTTTCTCCTCCAACATTTTTTGGTCCACCAGCGTTCTTTGCTCCTCCAGGATTCTTTGCTCCTCCGGGATTCTTTGGTCCTCCGGGGTTCTTTTCTCCTCCGGGATTCTTTGGTCCTCCGGGATTCTTTGTTCCTCCAGCTTTTAAATAAAGCTAAAAAGATTTAACAGCGTAAAAAGCTGGAATAACCCATCTAGTTCCAGATAATACTGGAGTTACTCCGTGAATATAATTCACGTCTCCCGGATGAGAAACGGCCATACCAGCTACTGGTCTTAGTTTCTTTTTATGTTGAGTGTAGAATAGTTCTCCGCCAATATAATCATCATTAATATAAAATAATGAATTAATATCATAGTCAGGAAAAGCATTAGGTCTTCCATCCTGCAGCTGCTTGTCAGCATGTGCTATCTGAAAATCTCCTGGTCTCCAGCAAACAATTACCGGTGGTCTTTTCTCGACAAAACAATTATAATTTTTATTTATTTTTTCAGTCATTTTATCTATATAAAAATCAATTAAGTCATAGATGTCTCTATCTAGTTTTTTTACTATATAGGAACTACAAGTTCTATTCAACCAAACATCAGCACCATATTTAATGGTGCCGTCCTCATGGTATTCACTTTCTTTTGAATTATCCCATTCATCTATTTTTTTTACAAAATTTTGTAGAGACAATAAATCTGTTTCATCAATAAAATTTTCTATAATTTTGATATTATTAGGAGAGTCTCCAAATGTTCCAGGTAAAACCTTCCAGGGTTTTTCTTCAGTTATCTGTTCATTGAACATGAGCACCTTCTTAAGCGTTGTGGTATACTGAGATATATAAAAGTATACCATACTAAGAAAGTAAAGGTAGTCCTGTGGATCTCAATGCTCAGTGTGTTTATGACCCTAGATTAGGCATAGTATTATATAAAAATGCACTAGTTAATTCGCCAGCTATTATAGATAGGCTTGAAAACGGACTTCAACAAAGTTTTAATCCAAGATTTAAATGGTCTTTAGCTACAACAGGTGACGAGAATATTGATACTAGTTATAGAAATTGTAGTGATTTTAAGATTCATCCAGATAATACTAAATGGGAAATGTTTCCAGAAATAGAAGATATAAAAAATATAACATTTGAGATTAAAGACATTCTTATGTGCGCATTATATGATTATGAAGTAAGGTATCCTGCTGCTAATAAAATGGATTTTATGGAAAGTTTTAACTTTGTTAAATATGGTCCGGGAGAATACTTTAAGCCACACACAGACCATGGGTTTAGCTACAACGCTACAGTATCTTGTGTCCTGTATTTAAATGACGACTATGATGGTGGAGAATTAGCATTTAATAGTTTAGGTTTCAAAATTAAACCTAAGGCTGGGGATTTAATATTTTTTCCTTCAAATTATATATTTGTACACAGTTCAGAGCCAGTTACTTCGGGAATGAAATATTCAGTAGTAACAATGTTTGATTATAATGAAAGAACACATAAAAATTTTCAATATGGCTATAACCTAGACGGTTCTCTCGCTGATCCCAACGCAGGACGCGGACCAAGATTTACTGATAAAATAGTGCAACCGCTAAAACAACTTGATGCAGACTATAGATTAATTGGAGCATAAATGACAAAAGTAACATTATCAAGAACACATCATAATTCAGTTGAAATAAAACAATCTCGCCTCAAGAGAGATTGGATGGACAATACATATAATAAACACGCCTACCAGTGCACTCCTGTAACCACGGCAAATGTTAGCGGATGGGAAATGATTCTTCCAGAAGAATTGGTCGTGATTTGGGATGGAGGACCTAGTCCAGCAAGAATAATTAGCGGTGGTGTTCATAATGGTTTTCAATTTGCTCATTCAAACATACATGGGATGATATCAATTGCAACTGGTTGGGCAATAAACACAGAAGAAGGCTACAGTCTGTGGACAACTGGTTCACCAAACTATTATGTAGATGGTGCTTCACCAATGACCGCTAGTATCCCAAGTAGTTGGTGGCCAGATGAGGTGCAAACAAATTGGGTAATCCATAAAGTAAATGAACCAGTTATATTTCCTAAGGGAAGTCCATTTTTATTTTTTACCATTTATCCAACAGACTTACTGCCAAGCGTTGAGTTTGAAGTTATCAATAGGTGGGATGATAAAGAGTTAGAAGAATCAAGAAGAAAATATAACGATTTAAAAATAAAAAATTCACAAGAAAAACCATGGACATGGGTAAAAGGAATAAAAACTGGCGTAGACGCAGATGGTAAAAAAATTGGTCCAGTAACCAAGGGAATTCTAAAGTTGAATGAATTAGACAATGTAGTAGGAGAAAATAATTATGATGAACTTCAATGACGTTGAAGGAAAGCATTTGGGTGGTGGAGTTGTTCTGTTCGAGAACGCAGCATCCGTAGATTGGGATTGGATGTATAAATTCTGTGAAAGAAGTATAGAACAAGAAAAAGCAGAAATGTATTCACTTACTACTCATCCAAATACCGGTGAAGAAGTCTACGTTAATAATAGTGGTTATTATTTTCCTATTGAGACGATTGAAGAAATGCCGTATAGAGCAACGAGAATACATAGAGACAAAGAACTTCAAGCGATGAAAACATTAGCTTTTATTGATGAAGTTAAATATAAGTGTTTATTAAAATATATAGAAATGTTTCCTTTAGTATATAAATGTGTTTGGTGGCAAAGTAGGGGTCACATAACACAATATAAATCAAATATTTATATGGGCCCACATGCAGACATACAAACAGATTACATGTATGGTGTTCCACATCCGAGCCAACAATTAGCTATGAAAAATGTGGTTGGTACAATATTCTACATTAACGACAGTGTTAAATCAGAGAGTGAACTTAACGGAAAGAATTTTACGGGTGGTTCTCATTACTTTCCTTATTTGGATATAGAGTATACTCCTAAAAGGGGAGATGTATTAATGTTTCCTAGTGATTATATGGCAGCCCATCAGGTAAGGCCAACTGGCGGCGGCGTAAGATACGCTTACCTAGGTTGGTATTGTCATGGTAGCCCAAATAAAGAATTAAATGAAAATGTTCTTGATCCATTAGAAGACCCAGCAAATTCTACAATGGCAGTAAATGTTTATCTTCCATTTCTTAGACAAGACTACTTAAAGCAGATTGAAGGAAAAGGATATAAAGAGGAATCAATGCAGTATCTTGTAGCTTTAAATATGGAGCAATATTAATGTCTAATATTTCAAAAGAAGAACTTGATTTAATCAAGGAAAAAACTTGTGTATATTTAACAAAATCTATTCACAAATTATGTTTTTTGCTTGGTAAAGATCCAGAAAAAGCAATGACATCAGAATCATTAAACGATCTCTTAGATGCAGAAGATGTATCTAGAATGCAAATAGATGCAATTACCTCACTATATAACCAGGTAACTGCATTAAAAAAACTTAATTAATATGAAACCAAAAGAAATTAGCGAAGAACTCATTCATGAGTTTACAGAAAAAATGGATGATGTAGTGCCTTCATATTCTGAAGAAGATGAAAACATTGTAATGGAAAACGGTGGCACAACTAGAGAATATGTTTTAACAAACGACTTTGCTGAAATGAATAGATATATAATACTTCCTTTGTCTCCAGGTATAGAAGATCTAATATGACCTATAACGCAATTGATGATCTAGCATATATAGATAAGCAGATTATCTTTTATCTCTACTGCATTGGTTTTGACGGCGCTAAAATAGATTCTTATAATATAGATGAAATCATAGCTGCTACTAGATCTATAACCTTGGCTCCAATAGATGATGTTGAATCTGGTAAATTAAATTTAGGTCAAGATCTTTCTTATTTATATTTAAAAAATCAAAGAATCTCATTAATAGGAAACATAAGAAGATTATGGCACATGCGTCAGATAGCAATGGGGGCAATCAAATATGATGTATGAAAAAGATTATTTCGATAATTTAGTTAACTTAATTAAGTATGTAGATGTGGAATCTATTGATGAATCAATAAAAAAAAGTAAAAATGTTAAAAACTATTTAGATACTTTATCTTTAGATAAAAGAAAAATAGCTGCAGGGATGGATTTCTTAATTTGGTATTTTGATGTATTTAGTCAAGAAACTCATTTCTGGAACACTAATCAAGCATACTACTATGCGGCTAACACTCATGAGTTTGGGTTCTTAACCGCTAATCCTAAAACATCTTTAATGACCCTCCCAGCATTTAATACAGGACTAGTTAGATTGATGCAAAAAAGATCAAAGCTAACACTCCTTAATAATTATCAATTAAATCTATTTGAAAGAATAATAAAAAAAGATAATGAAGATTGGGATTATAATACCATTTCGATGCAAGATATAGAGTCAAGTAATGCCGGGACCTATGATTTTATCTGTATGAGCATACATGACGTTTTACATGATCCTGAATTAGTAGTTAAATTTTATAACATGCTAAACAAAAATGGCACCATAATGATGCTCTATACTGGAACTGATTCTCTATATAAAGATGAGTCTGTTTTTACAGATTTTTACGAAGTTCACGAGTATCTTAAAAATATAGAGAATTCTTGCGTTTACCATAATCCAACCGGGGCCGCTGTTACATATGCAGTAAAACTGTAGTACTATATATATTATGATTATTATAGACAAATACATAAAAGATCAGATTCTATTAGATGAAATTAAATATACCAAAGACTTTTTCCCGGAGTCAATGGGTGATGAAGATCGCATTGCAATTGTTTTAAATGGATATCATGATGAGTTATCCGATTGTTTTGCCCCTTATATGTTCTGGGATGGGTGGCATAAGTCTGAGGCAAATACACCAAGGAAAAGATTAATTAAAGCAATCTGGGAAAATAATCTTCCTTTTCCAATTGAGGAATTGTGCGGATTTGAGTATTGGACTAGGACTTTCAAGCCAGGACAATTCTTAGATGTTCACGTAGATGAGGATACTTTTCTATACGCAGATACCAAAATCTTCAGAGGGCCAAAAATTGGATGTGTGTACTATCCGGAAACAAATGATGTTGTTGGTGGCTTCTTAGAGCTTCACCCTAAAGCTGTATCAGAAGACACTCCAAACGCCCTTGAGAGAGAAAATATGGATACACTAGTTGTTCCAATTGAACTCAGAGAAAGAATAGCCTGTCTGCCAAATAGGTTAATTATTTTCGATGCTGGTCACGTTATACACAATACAACCCCGCCAATTTCCGGGGTGAGAAGGGTTGTGGTTATCAACGTTTGGCACAGGGATAGTCCCCCAATAGCCTTAAAGGCTAACAAGTTTTATTACGAATAATAATTCAACTTTATATCATTACTATATAGTTAATACTTTTTAAAGGACATTTATGTTATATAATGACATTATTGACTATAACCAATCTGGTATTCAATACAATGGAACTATTGTTTTAATAATAGAGGGAATATCAAATCCTGTCATTTTAAATGATATAAAAGTTAACTTTGGTGGAAAAGAAGACTATTCAGTAGCTTCTTCAATAGGCGTAATAAGTGTAGATTTAGCTCCAACTGGAGTAATAACAATACAAGCTCTTGAAAAAGAAGGAGCTGCGCTTATTCAAGCAAGTGAAATAACCATACATTCTGGCACGCTTATTAGTATCCAGTATCAGAGTGAATAACCTCACCAACACAATTTAAAGTACTACTATATAAATATCTACTTTTTAAAGAGGGAAAAATGGCAAATATACTAGTCAATGATACTGTACGTCTAAAGGTTAAGTTCATTGACGTAGATGCGAATGGTAATCAGGTAGAAGTTTCTCCCGTATCGGTTTCTATGAGCATAACGAATTCAAGTAATGTGCTAATAATATCAGCTACTCCCGCTTCCCTTAGTAGCTCTGAATTTTACTATGACTATACCCCATCAGCACCTGGCACGTATAAGGTTTCTTTTAATGGTATTTTAGCAAATAATACTACGATTAGTGTTAATCAGCAGATATATGTGAGCACTCCGACAGAAGATTATAAGCCAACAGTCTTCTTGAGAGAAGATGAAATAATAGCTTTTGCAGCGGATATAGAGCCATTGTATCTTGATCCGGAGCAACTCCTCCCGTATTTCCCTGACGCTTCCCTTTTGGAAATAGGTGAATTTGTACATAACTATTCTATAGAAATAAAGAATATATTTAAATTATTAGAAACTGAAGATGGAACAAATATTCCATTTACAGCATTTGAATATGTAAGAGCAGCCACCTGTTGTGAGCTGACAAGAGTTTATGGAAATGGCGGAGATGATGAGCTTTCGGTAAGGCTTGGCGATCTTTCGATAACTAACAAAAATTTACCTAGAAACACTTTAAGTAGAGCTAACGCTACCACTTGGTGTCAAATTGCAGCAATGCTTAGAAAAGAAATGTTAACATCAAAAGTTGGAATGAAAGCAGTTCAACCAAAAGGTTTACCAAGTCTTCCAACAATTGGAGCCGGAAGAACTATGGATCCATATACCGGATTGTCAGTTTACTACACTCCAAGAGACCTATATGGACCAACTCATATCCAGTCGCCAGACCAGAATCCAATTCCAGAAAGAGGAATAAGGAAGTATGATTGATCCAAAACGCACATTAAGCAATATACTGCGTAGTTGGGGTCACAATGTATTAGTTCAAAAAGTACTAGATCAGAAAACTATGACCTATAGCCAAAAGATGCAAAGGTATACCGTAAGAGCTGTATATCCGGGAGCTCAACGGATTTGCTAATATACTAGAAGAAAACATACAAGGCTTAACCGTTAGCTCTGAAGTGATATATTATTTTCAAGATACAGCAAATATTAAATCTGGTGATAGAATATATGAAGACTATTCAAGTGGTCAGCAAATTTTTTTAGTAGACTTTTCTGCTCCAGTAAGAGGTAGAGGCGGAAAAGTAGTTTACTGGGTTGCAGGTGCGACTAGAGAAAGTAAAAATTAAATGTTAAGAGTACACAATGGTCAGTTGGTAAAGTTTAGATTTGCCTTTTTGGTAAACGGTGAGTTCTACGACCCTTTAGATCAAGCTACTCCTGTAGATATATATGCAACAGTTTCAAGAGGTGATGGCAATATAATTCATTCTTCTACTTCATTGATTAATACAAGTTATCGAATTATATCAATAACACCACCAACTTCAATAGTGAGTGGTCACATTTCGGCAACATTTACATTTGATGTAGATCATAAGTTAGCCGCTGGAGATACCGTAATCATCTATGGTGTTGGCGGTGGATATAACGCAGAGTACATAATCACATCTGCACCAACTACAAAATCAGTAATAGCAAGGACAGCTGCTACTACCTTACCAAGTTTATCAAGCTATAACGCCGCAAAAGTGTATGCAAGAGCAGCTCTCAAAACAAATTCTTACTATGATAGACCATCAGGCTCTGAGTACGGCTTTTATTATAAAATTCCAGATACGCTTTTTGGCGGGACTTATACCGTCTCCATTCAATGTGCATACAACGATAGAACTCAGGTAATTGAACATCACTTTGAAGTATCTAGAAGTCAAATTGGTAGAGTCGGAAATATAGTATATAAAAAAATAGAAAATGGAGTGATAACTTTATCAACTGATATTGATCACAACTTATCATCTGGTGATCAAATTTCAATATCAGAAATAAGTGCAGCCTTTAACGGAAATCATTTTATCTCCTCAGTCCCAGCGAATAATAAATTTTCTATTAAAACAAATATTCCATTATCTAATGGAGAACAACTTACAACAGGAAAATATTCTGTCATCAATACAACTGGAGTATCTAAAGATTTAACAGGACCAACAACTGGTGCAAGTATTTCGAAGAGACCAATTTTTGATTCACTAGAAGAATATTATAATACCAATTCAATATTATTTATAGGTCATAGCGATGGAATCGAACTAAATCAAATTATAAAAATTAATTCAATTCAAGAAGCTACTAACCTATTGGGTGCAAATACTTCTTCTCCCCTTCTAAGAGGAATTCACGATGCGTTTAGTTGCGGAGCAAAGTCTATATTCATGATGGCTTCTGCGCCAATGTCAGAATATATTGATGATATTTCTCAAAGACTTATCGACATGCCAATACTTTTTTCAGCGGAAACAAATTCTAATGTAAACTTTTATGAAAAATATTATGAAAGACTAGCAGTAAGTTACGATATAGCAAAAGGGCTTGACTTCATTGACATAATAGTGCCACTCGAAACTTCGATGATAAATACTGGGTCTGTTGACTTTATAGCTCAACTAGCTGTTCATTGTTATTCTTTCAATAATGCTACTGGATATGTGCAAATGGGAATCATTGGTTCTAAAAATAATGGAACAAAAGACAGTGATGTTCAACTTCTAGAACAAAATACTAGACTTGTAAATAAATTTACCACTTACTCAATAAGTGGAGAAATAGAAAGTGATATAGGTAGATATATTATTCCCGTATACGGAGAATTAACTTTCAATCATATAGGTTTTGGAAGATCATATACGAGTTCAGCTGCAGCAGCATTTGCTGGAATGATGTCGTCAACTCCAGTCTATAATGGGATAATTAGAAAAAGAATACCAGGAGCATATTCTGTTTATGGTTCTAATTTATCTGGAGATTCATTAGCTAGGTTAGATAACCTCGGTGTCAATGTTGTGTACAGAACGCGCAAAGCACTAAGGGGTAATCCGTATGAAGTAAACATATCTAATGATTATACATTAGCTAATAAAAATAGCTCTTTTACAAAAGCTCCGCAAATGAGATTAGTAGCTATGGTTATAACTGAAATAAAAGCTATAGCAAATGATGGCATAGGAAAGAACGCAGAAGATAAAGTAATTTCACAAGTTAAAGCAATGCTTGATACGCTAGTATCTACTAGAACTATTAAGGATTATAAACTTCAATCATATGGATCTAAAACAGAAAGAGGAACTTTAATTTTTGAAATAAATTTAGTTTCTTCTCTTGGTTTAAAAAGTATTAATTTTTCCATAATTACAGGACCAGGAGCGTAGTATGCAGTCTTCATTCCCATTCCCAGGTAGCTTTAATGCTGACCAAGCACCAGGCAATAAGTGGGAGCAATATACGGAAAGTAGAGATAGGCTTCGAGAGCAAGATCCTAAGTATTATAATGATACTGATTCAAGGAGATCAAAAGCCGAAGGAAATTTAACCTATCTTGGATTTATCGAAGTTGTCAAAATGCTTTGGGAAAACTCATATCCAGACATTCCAATTGTTGCAACATTTGGAGGTAAGTTTGCATCTTACCCTTGTGTAGCCTATGGCCTTGAATTAAAGAGAGCTCATAATCAAGAACCCAAAATGCGATACAGAGATAAGGCTTTAGGTGAAGATGGTAAATATTACATTATAGAAGGTCAGCGTTTTCAGAACGTTGTCTCTTTTACCGTTATGGTTGAAGCCAATGCTGGCCAGTTGTCAGGCGATCAACAACGATATGCTGGGGCAGAAGTAGCTGATAGAGTTATGGAAATATTTGAAGATTTTATGTTGGAATACACTCCAGTTTTTAAGAGACTAGGGGCATCGGAACTCGTATATGCCAGAAGGGTTTCGGATACCGAAACAAACATGGACCAAACTGATGTAGTTAAAAGAACAGTTACATATTTGTTAACAACTGAAAAAATACATGTATCAGCAGTTGATAAGATTGAGTCAATTGTGGCCGATATACGCCAATGGGTTTCCTATGAAAAGGATCTAATAGAGCAGGCAGCTGCGACTCCTTCTTCGTATTACAATCCAGATATGAACATAGGTATTGTAGACTTATTCCAAAGTGCTACCCCGAACTCATAATATTTAGTAGAATACGTAAATCTAGTTAGTTTTTACAGGTACCCCATTACTATATCTTTCGAGTTAATCCAAAAAATCCCTGACTCGGAGGTTAAGAATAACATGGCTCTACCAGGTGTAAAAACAATAATTAAAGACCGCTTCTACAGCATCTCCCGTCAAGATAGTCCAGTCGGACCTAGAGTTGTGGTAATAGCAAAAAGATCAACAGCAGATGGAACGGGCAACGTTGCAGACCTTGACGTAGTTCAGTGTACAAATGAACAAGATGTCATCACTGCTTTTGGCGTTGATTCAGCTTGTCACAGAGCTTTTTTTGAGCTTGTTTCTGCAGGCGCAGAAAGAATCTATATGGTCCCACTGCCAAATGATACTACATGGAACCACACTACAGCTGCGGTAACAAGTAGCAATTTTGGTGGTAGCGTTCTCGATGCAATGTTTATTGCAGCAGAAGCTGCTCAGCCAGATATCATACTTCCTTGGGGAAGTGGTGCAAGAGCAGGACTCTGGGCAGCAACTCCTTCTGAAGCATTTTCTGCATCTGCCGATACAATTTACGGATTTCATGCAGACAACTCAGTAACAATTGGAAATAACTGGGCAGTAAAAATTGCTGATAAAGTTAAAGAAATCAATGAGAACAGTCATCCATGTTTCGCTGTTATGGGAACAAAGCCATATGTCGGCGCTAACGACGTAATGACTCCTGGACAAGTAACAACACACCTCGGCTTAACAACTCTTTCAGACAGAGATTCAGCAACAACATATAATGGAGTTGCTGCTAAGGAACTTGGAAGACACGTTGCAGTAATTGGTGTAGAGTTAAAGCCTGCAGGTTATCCAGCGGCATGGGGTTATTCAAATGGTGCATCAGTATTAACTGCTGCAGTTAGCAGAATGGCTTCATACACTTCGACTATAAACAAGACAGTTTACAACGTTGCAGCGCTAAGATATAATCCTAGCAAAACAACCTTGTTGGCAATGACCAATAAGGGTGTAAACTCAATCATGTTAAACTTCAATAGAGCTCCAGTCTTCACAGATGGTGTAACATTTGCTGGTTCTAGTTCAGACTACACAAGACTGACAACACTGAGAATTGTTAACGAAGCAATGTTAGTTGTCCGTCAGAGCTGTCAGAAGTTCATTGGTCAACCTTCAACTATTCAAGTTAGAAACTCAATGGAAACCTCGATTACTTCATCCCTTAGAGGAATGCAGCAGTTGGGTGCCATCTTAGATAGCGATTTCAACATTAGATACATCGCTGAAGAAAACAAAGCACTTATTGACCTAGTTATAACACCTGCATTTGAACTTAGAAACATCGAAGTCCAAATGTCAGTTGAACTTGGTTAATATCATATAAAAACACTGCAAATTTATATACCGATTAGGAGGGTAATATGGCAGGCGAATACTACGACAGTCCAGTAAACAAGTATCTCAATACTTATACAACATTTTCTGGTGCTGATATTGTTGCCACTTTTGGTGGCGTTGAAATCGGAGCTCTTTCGGGAATCACTTTTTCGGTGACAAGAGAAAAGGCGCCAATTTATACAATGGGTTCACCAAACCCACGTTCATTTTCAAGAGGTAAAAGAGGTATTGCTGGTTCGTTAATATTCACAGTATTTGACCGCCCAGCTCTGTACCAGATGCTTGAGACACATCATAACTCTTCTTCGGAAATGAAGTTTTTCACAAGAGCTCATAATACACTTCCTGGCGATCCAAGCCACAAGAGAGGTATTGCTGAAGTAACAAATCAAACAAGAGACGTAGTTAGCAAGACACCATACTATGCAGACCAAATCCCACCATTCGATATTACAATCACATTTGTTAACGAATATGGCCAAGCTGCTGTTAGATCAATCTATGGTGTTGAACTGTTGAATGAAGGTTCAGGAGCTTCGATGGATGACATTGTTATCGAAGAGACAATGACATACGTTGCTCGTGAAATTGGTCCAATGTATAAGATTACAACGGATAATCTTAACAGATTCAACTCAGATGACCTAGGTTCATTAATCAGCAAAGATGCAGTGACATCTAGCGGATTAAACAGCGAGATAATTAGACCATAATTATAATCAAATAAGTATAGTAGTAATTAGATAGTGGAGGACTTGGTGTAGGACCAATCCTCCACTATTTTATTTTTAAGGAATAACATGGCATTTAACAAAGAAAATGTATCAGATATAGCGAATCTCACAACTATATCATCAAGAAAAAATAGACTCTCCATCTATGAAGAGGGTGTAAAAGAATTTAGAAGAGATAATAATCTTCCAGATCCATTTTCTGATATGTCATTTTCTGGTGCAGATATAACAGCTACAATCATTATTCCTAAAATTGGAGAAAATGGATTCATTTCCAATGAAGGCGATGTGCTAGAAATGGCAGAGCTTCAAACAATATCCTATTCAATGCACAGGGAAAACTCTCCAGTAAGAACACTTGGCCATGTTAACCCAAGAGGATTTGTCAAAGGTGCTAGAACTATAGCTGGAAGCATGATATTCACTCAGTTTAACGAGTACGCATTTTATAGAATAGAAAGTTATAGAAAAATTCTTTCCGATAGCAAGGGCTACTTTGCACCATTGGCAGACATGTTGCCACCATTTGATATTGTATTTACCTTCTTTAACGAATACGGCTTGGCAGCAAAAATGAAAATATTTGGTGTTACCCTTGTGGATGAGGGTGGTACTATGTCAATAGACGACTTAATTACTGAGCAAACTTATACGTATATGGCTAGAGGGCTACAGCCTCTGGTACAATTAGATACGGCTCGTGATGACCTTAGATACCCAGATGGATATCAAGCTCAACAAAACGAGAGATTAAGAATATCAACAAATGCTTTTGGAGATAGAGTCGAAGATTATAAGAATTTTATTGAAAGAATATATTCACCGCCTACAATCGTTTAAGGTTTAAGTATGACAAGTCCATATAGAGCTATTCCATATAGACCATTTAGTGGCTATATTCCATACGAGGATACCGTCTCAACTAACCCTGGTTTAGGAAATAAGAACGGAACATTTGATCCCCTTAGTGCAGAATTAGATCTTTATTGGGCTGGTGGCAAAACTACTGGGGATCCTCGTTTTAGTAATTATTATGACTACTTTTTCTCCGGTGAAGATGTAAAAGTATATATCGATGGTTTGTTTGATCCAAAAGATGAACTAGATATAGCTGGATTTGGTTTTTTAATTAAACAAGAAAAGCAAGCAGTCTATGGATTCTGGTCATACAACTTTGATGCCATGATGAATGGATCCAGAATAATAACTGGTCAGTTTTCTTTATACTCAAGATACCCTAGAAGGATGACACACCTTCTAGAAGAGGCAGCAAGAGTTAGAAGCTTCTCTGCATCGGGTAAATCTGATAACTCTGGAGTTGTATCTGTTTTAAGATCACAAAATGAATCAAGAACAGATGAAGAAAACATACAGAAATATTGGGCCAATAGTCAGTTAGATAGAATAACTACTGATCCAGCAATAAGCACATCTTCAGCAGATGGCCAACATAACATCTTTAGCGCTCATCCTCCATTTAACTTCGTTATAGTCTACGGGGTAGAGGAATCCAGTTTGAGCCCCGTAGGAGTCACGGAGAACGCTTCTACGGCCTCTGTAGAGCAGAGAGACAACTTGGACAGGATAATATCTACTGATATCAATGAGCGAAAAGTTAAGATGGCCGATAACAAGACCCCAATGAAGATTGTTTTACAAAATGTACATCTCATGCAAATGAGCACAGAATACCAAAGCGGAGGATCTCCTTTAATAGAGACTTATAGCTTTGTGGCTAGGGACTTTTATCTTACAGAAGCAGAATCTGGCTTTAATCCATATACTGGTAAGACGTTTGTTACAACAGAGCCACAGGCTTCTAATGCTACAAAATCCGTGGTTGAGAGTCCATTGGTAAACAGGACTGAAAGTACTTTGCAAAGATAATAATTTTAATATATACATGATATGATATAATGTAACTTGAAACAATATAAGGAGAAATAATGTCTGAGAAGAGAAAAGTTGTAGTTAGACAAGATAAAGAAATGGCAGAAGAAATTTCTGCTGATTCAGTTGATATTTTTTTAGAAACCGATGAACCACAAGATGGTGACATCATTGTATCTGATTATTCAGATGAACAAATCCCTGTTGAGCAGGCCACAACAGTTGAGGAATTAGCAGATGATCAAGTTATTTTTGATAACGGTCCTACAGCTGGACAAATCAAAGCATGGAAGAAACAGTACGGCGAAGTATATGTAACTTCTATTTCATTCGATAAGCATATCATATGGCGTGTTCTTTCCAGAATTGAATATAAGCAGCTTGTTAAGAAGATGGAAACCCTAATGCAAGCTGGTCAGCTATCTAATGCAGAGGCAAATATGTGGAACGAAGAAGCAATTTCAGAACTTTGCATTTTGTTCCCATCTTATGACAAGCAAGCTCTCACCGGTGACATGGCAGGTCTTCCTTCTCTTATCTCACAAGAAGTCTTAGAAGCTTCTGGATTCGTCGCCTTAGAGGTTAGACAACTCTAAGATGTTAGATGCAGGAATTCTTTTTGAGCTAAAGAAAAAACACGGTTCAATATTTCAAACAGAAATAAAACGGATCTGAGATAGTATTTAAAGAGCTAAGTTTTTCTGAGTTTGATAAAGTTGCAGCGTACAAGAGTACAGCTGGTATGTCGTCTGCTGACGCAGAAGATGAAATTATTAAAGCCTCTGTAGTTTATCCTGAAGACTTTGATTTAAATAAATTTCCGCCTGGAGCCATAAGTTCTTTAGCTGAGCAGATAGTCGAATTTTCTGGCTTCGCATCAGCACGCACGGCTAAACGAATTTTAGAAGAAAAAAGAGTAGTAGCTAATCACGTTAGAGGCTTAATGAAAGCCTTTGTTCTGGCTACTATACATACAGATACTCCAGAATTTCTAGATTCGCTAACCTATTCAAAGCTAGCGGAAAGAGTTGCATTAGCAGAAAAGATAATTGAAGTCCAGCAAGCAATTGCTGGAATAGAATCTACTAACGTATCTCTATCCCTGATAGATCCTCAGGAAGAAAGAGAAAAAGAGAATCTATCAGCAGCTAGGCACAATGCATCTAAGGTTGAAGGATCTGCAACATATAGTGACCCCATTGCTCAAAAACTATGGGGTATGAGCAGGTAAGATAGGATAAGAGGGGGTGACCAATGCAGAGAGATAGAGGGCCGATCCATAATATTGGATTTGGCGTAACTTCTAGGGAATTCACCACCGGAGACGATACTCAAAATGGTCCATCTCCAGATTCTGGTTACGTTAGTAGAGCCCTAGAAGGTAGACCACTAGTAAAGATGGCTTCAGCCATGATTGCAACTGGTGTTGCAGCCACAGTTGCTGGAAAATTTGTAAGAGGTGGTGGCCTAAAAATACGGAAAAGCTTTTACCGAAAGAGCAGCAGGATCTGCTGAAGGCAGCTTTATATCTAGGGCCAATTACGGTTTATTAAAAGCAAGAAGTATACTCGATGAACTTGAAGGAGTAACTCGTTTAGAAGAAGGAAAAACAAAATTAGTTTTTGATTCCGCTGGAAAACTTCAAACAGGTTACGAAGGACACAAGAGCGTTGTTAATGCTGGGTACGCATTTGGAGCAGAGCGCAAAGGCGCCTCATCAACCGCTACATGGCACTATAGAGATGAGCTTCAGCAGAGACTAGTTCGTCAAGCTAGAAGACTGCCGTACGAAGTACCTGCTTTCTATGCAGCAGATAAATATATAACTAAGCCATTATTTGGTAACGGTGAAGAAGATCTCGGACCAAAAAAGAAATGGTACGATCCATCTAGAGGTGTAGATATAGCTAAGGATTTAGCTAAAACAACTCTATTCCAAATGGGCGGATTCATGCTGCCAACAGCTGCGGCTGGTGCAGCAAAAGAAAGCTCATTAAATTTTTATAGAACAGCACAAGAAAGACTGATGGCAACAAACGCCACTGGTTATTCTACGATAAAAAATACAACAAAACATGCTATATATGAAAAGTCTTTAAACCTAAAAGGAATACTTGAAGGTGTTGGTCACGATTTATTTAGCGTATTAGATAAGTCAATTAAGTTTTCGGAAAGATCATCTGGAGCTTTGTCAAGCGCATTTATCGCAATGACAGACATCCATAAGAACCCAGTTGCAGCTCTTTATTCACAGAGGCATGGTTCTACTCCAGCACCTGGTGGAGCAAAACCTCCTAGAAGACAGGTAGTGCAAGATTTAGCTAAAGATATATATAGAGGCAATAAAACAAAACTAAATCAAGTAGACGTAAATAAACCACTACAAGGAACGCAAATAGATTCAATGCTGGATCTGATTCCTGGTTATAAGGCAGTTAGACAAGGTGCAAAGTCAGCACATGAGCAATATCAAAAACTCTCCTTTGCTCAATCGTTTTTGGATAAACCTGGAACAAATTGGACTGAAATACAAAAGGGTTTTGGAAAAATTCTTGGAGTTGATAGAGCAACTCCATCTGGTGCTCGAGCAATAGACTCTTCACTCGGTGAATCAATATTAAATATTCAAAGAAAAAGATCATCAGATGTATTTAGTCTTTTAAATGAATTCAACACTAAAACAGGTGGAGAGGGACCAACAAGCACTTTCATAAAAATGTTGAGACAAGGTGCTTATAAAGATAGATTGGAGAAGCAGTTAATAGAAGGTGGGCTAGATGAATCTGTCGCCAAAAATTTTACTGCAAACCTTACTGTCAGTGATGACATCTATAGACTAGTTTCATCTAAGAAGACTGGTGGAAGTGTTAAAGAATCCATAAGCCCAACCGAACGATTGAGAATGGGTAAAGAAGAAATCGTTGGAGAAGATTTTTTTGGTCAATTAATTAATAGATTTAATTCTGGAAAATATGGAAAAAATAATCCAATACCAGATGTGTTTGACGCAGATAAACTAAGAAAAGCTGTAAAAGCAACAGATGACATTTTATTTGACGAAGCTTCATTTAGTCGCAAAGGTTTAAACGTTGGTATAAACACGGCAGCCGCACACGAGTCAGCTAGAACAGTTTTTGAAAAAGAAGTATTTTCTTCTGTATTAAAGCCGCAAAAATTAAACAGAGTAAATTATTTAGATGCAGCTGGAGATTCAGTTCAAGCAAGTCAGCTTAGAGCTGAGATGGCTAGAAGAGCTGGAAAAGTATTTGGCTTAGACGAGTCAATCTTAGGTGATGCAAATAAGCTGCAACAAGCATTAGGTGCTCGTGGAATAGATATAAGAAATGCCTCTCAACTTAGAGGCTACTTAATGAATAATAAAGAAATGGTCGCTGGTGAAACATCTGGATTAGCTGGACTTTTTGGATTAAAAGGTCTTACTGTAGACGATTTTCTAGATAGAGAAAAACTAGCTTACCAAACAATTACAGGCCAAATAACAGACCCATCACTTCAAAATTCTTTAACTAAAAATATACTAAGCGGAGATAATAGTGTTGAGCTAGGTATATTAAATAGAATTAAAACATCTTCTACTCAAACTACGTTAAGCAATGTTAAAGGATATTACACGTCGGGCGATCAGGTAGTAAACTTTAATCCAATTAGATCTGGAATTAGAAAAGTAACAGAAGCTTTAGCTACTGAAATTAAAGTTCCAGTTATTGGAATTAACCCAATGCAAATGCTGGGTTATAAAGATTTTGCTGGAATGGCAAAAGCTGGAAAATATCAAGTAACTTCAGGAGCAGCAAGTCAACCATTTGTTAAAGGTTCTAAGGCAGACTTCTATACATGGCATAGCACTGGTGGTTTTCTAGGGACAAAAGGAAGACTATATGGGCATACAGGCACTACTGCTACAGCTTTAGAGGGAACATATAGGCCAATCCCAACAGCGGTTTCATCAATGTTTACCAGCACCGCAGAACTAGCTGCAGGGCAAAGGACTCAGCAGAGTCGCACTGCAACAGGTGTGATGGGAAAAATCAGAGAGCGTTTAGATTACGCAGATGAACAACCAAACTCTTTATTTAGATTTTTTGGAAGACTAGTAAATAGACAAGCAGACGTAGAAAACGATGCTGTAATGGCCAAATTAATGTCTGGAGAAGTAGATGAGACATTTTCAATTGGCGGATTTGGAAAAAGGAAGAATTTACAATTACGTACAGAGTTAGATGATGCCGGAGAAATAGCTAGATATAATTTACTTGATGTTGATTCGGGAGCACAAGTAGCATCACATTCTCAGTTAATGGAATCATTTACTAGATTTGCAAATAGGCAATTAAGTTATGGAACAAACAAATCAGTTCAAAGAGAAGTGCTTGGTTCCTTTACGCCAGAAGATCTTGCTGGTCTTAGTGTCGATGATTTTGTTGGAATATCAACTCCAGCTCAAGCAAATAGAGTCTTTAGCGCATTAAATAATGTTTTAGAATCTCAAAGAAAATCACTGGCTACAGGAAATGAAACTGCTTTAAAGAGATATCAAGATGTAAGTAAGGCATTTGCTAGAATTAAATCTTTTGCAGATATAGATGATTTCTCGCAGCAATCAAAGATGTTTGAAAAATCATCTAGCATTGTAACTAAAGGCGATGAAATGTCGTCAGAAGTATTTAGATTTCTTCTAGAAAGAAAAGCAATACTAACTGGCGATCCATTAACGGTAATGCAGAATGTTACTTCTGCTGTAGATGATTTAGCTGCAAGAGGAATTATATCTTCTGCACAAAAAGCAGAAGCACAAGCTTCAACTTTGTCTACAATATTCAACCTAACAGCATTCGAAACGTATAGATTTAGTCCTGGAGCTGGAACTTCGTTAGCAAAAGAAAACCTAGAAGGAACACTGCAAAATCCTTTAAGAAGATTTCAAGAAACTAGAGATTTATTAAGTAAAGGTACTTTAAAGAGTTTATTAGATCCACACATTCAAGGTGATATAGTTACCACTGGTCAGTCTTCATTGGTATCTCAAATTGGTATAAATAAACCATTTGCTTTCTTTAAGAAAAATTTGGGAATGGGCAGATATGCCGAGAAACCTACTGCTAGTCCTTTATCTGGACAATCTGGTCCAGAAACATTTGCCTTTGTCCCAACGTTTGGAACAGCTCTTAAAAGGAATCCAAAAGCTGCACTGCTAAGTGCAACGGGAATAAAAACATATGGAAATGAAGAAGGTTTCTCTTTAGCATCTGTTCCAATATCTCATGGTTTTAATAGATTAAATAGATACTTTGGGAGCGTTGGTTCTAGTCTAGACGCAGATAATTTCCATGGTCCTCTGGATATGTATTTCAGAGGAATGAACGCGGAAAGGGTTTTACCTGCAGTTGCAATAGGAACTACTGCATTAGCTATAGATAGAACAGCAGGCGGATATACGCAGCGTAAAGATGAAAGAGGAGAAAGGGTATATTCTCCGCTAGTACTTGGTACAGCAGCTAGAGTTGGAGTAGAGGCGCAAGCTGCAATCTCTGGTGTTATTCCAGGTGGAATGGGCTACGGGCAAAAAAGACAGCAACTGTTGTCTGGCGAAGTGGCGATAAGAAAAGGAAGATACTGGCCTTTAGGTAATACAAAATTTAGTGGTGGAAAAATAGAATACTACAGACCATCTTGGTACAGAAGACTGCAAGGTGGAGCGATGTTTACATCAGACACCTATGGCAGTCCAATGGAAAAGATGTTATATTACAATGACTTTTCTCCATTAAGACCATTAGATCCTTATAGATTTGAAAAAAAGCATTATGAAGATAGACCTTATCCTGTAACTGGAGAATATTTTTCTGGTCCATTTGGCGCAGCTGTACCAATCTTAAATGCAACTGTAGGAAGAATCTTAAAACCACAAAAGGTAATGCACAAGCAGGAATTAGATAGAGCATTATCTAGTTATGTCCCAGTTGGCGCCAGCGGCGCCTACATGCCTCAGGAGACTCCTGGTAACGTTGGCTACGTAGAACAAAGGGATCCAGCTGTTAGCTATCCAGCAGCTCGTCCAGCACCGTATGGTGGAAAACCACTTAGGTTTATATCTCCACTTTCAGACTACGCTGAAGCAGCCGCTTCGTCTCCAATTGGGAGTACCGCTGGATCTTATAATATTTCTCGCTCAAACCAAGTATTAGCTAACAGTAGCGGATCACTTAACACCGCAAGACAATTAGTTCGTGGTCAATCAGGGGCACAAAACGATGCATTAGCTGCTGCCGCATATCAAAGAGTTCCCGTTTCTACACAAGTGCAACCAGTTCAATTTGGTCCACCAGCAGGACCTGGTATTATGCCAGCAAAAATTGTTGCAGCAGGAATGCCAATAAGATCTGGAAGTAATGAATTCTTATCTGGAGAACTTGGTTACAGACTGCAGGAAACATTTGGTATATATGGTTTTGCTGGTGGAAATATAAGATCTGCTTTTGGTTTTGGTTCATATGACTTTGAACCAGATAAATCAGTTTTACAATCAGCATCAAAAGCATATGGTACCACTAGAGCTTTTTGGGATTTAAACTTAGGTGGATTAGGAGACGTGCCTCTTCAATCTGATGGTGCTCTTGGAAATATTGAAGCTTCTGAAATAATAAGAAGGTTTATTCCAAAAGAAAGAACTAATGTTAATTTTATTAACCCGATTAAAAACACAATGGGCGAACAGTATCCGTTTCTTCCCAATAGCAGTAACTTCATTGACTTTACTACAGGTGATCCATTCACAAAAGTAAAAGAAGGTGAACTAAGACTACCTGGTGTGGGTTACGAAAGATTTAATAGAATTTATTCAGACTCCAGTGGAAGATATGGCGCAGTAAATCAATTAGATATCCTTGCTGACGTAGCTCCATATTCAAAAGAATTCAGAGCTTTGAATTCAAGAATAGATAAAATGGGATTAGGTGAAGACGAAAGAATTAAAGTTGGACAAATAAGAGCTCAGCAAAATGCAATAGAGAACAGTAAAACTGATTTTACTCCTTACACAGAATATTCCACTCTTGAAAAGATAGCTAATCCAATACGAACAATAAAAGAATCTGTACTACATACAGACAACTTTATTAACAACAAATTTACTGGTGAAAAAACAGCAACTGAAGATTGGGAAAGAAGAAACGTTTATGGTTCCACATTTCCCGAATGGCAAAAACCAGTTGAAAGTTTTATTAAACCAATTTATTATAAAGGAACTCAAAGAAATCCTCTTTTAGCTGCTGGAATAGGCGCATTTGCGCTTGGTTCATTTGGTAAAACCAAAAGAATGCAAACAGCGCTTGCAACTGTTGGCGCATTAACAACGGGTGGTTATTCAGCTCTTCAAAAGATGAAAGAAACTAGATACATTCCGATAAATAGAAAAAAAGAATTAGCTCTTGAAGAGTATACTGATATTCTAACTTATGTAAAAAATAGAACAGCTGCAGCCAGAGCAGAAAAAGTTGGAGATATAGAATCAGCTAAACAATTTATGTTAGCTAGTAAAAAAACAATGTATGGTGCAGACCTTAATACGCAATCAATAGATCAACTAGCAGCAGCAATACCAAAAAGAAAAAGAGAACACTTTAGAGCAATGCTTGAAGCTCCAAAAAGTGAGAGAGGTCGAATACTATCTACTGCTGGAAGATTAGAAAGAAGAATATACGAGGCTGCATGGGGTATGCCAGTAGAAAGAAAGCCGGATCTAGTAAACTATTTTACTAGACACGAACTTCCTGGACCGGGTTCTGAAGTATGGCATCCAAATACAAATATGGAACACGTAAAAATAAAAATGGGCCAGTCAATGGGACTTGAAATGTCTCAAATGGGTTACTTCCCACAGCAAATAAAAGAAGCAAACTTAGTCAATCCTAGTTATCCAATGTTTGGGCAAAGTAATTCTTCTCCAGAAGATGTTAGATCTAAGTTGCAAAGATTAATGTTTGATATGGGAATAAGTGGAAATGTATCTCCAGTAATGAATAATTCAAATCCAGGTTCAGTAAATATTATGGCTGGGATAAGAGGCTAATCAAATGGTAGACGTAAATAAATCAACATTTGCCAGAAGTCTTGGTAGACCAATAAGCGAATTACCAAGTTCCCTTGTAACAAGTCAAGATATCTATGCAAGAGGTTTAGTAAGATTTGATAAAACTACTAACGAGTTGGTTAACACCATAACTGGAAAGCCTTATAAAACCTTAGAAGAGGCAATAGAAGCAACTAGTATATATGGTATTTCTGAAGTAAACGTATTTACTGGAGCAAGAGGAATTTTATCTCCCGATCCATCTGGTTATGGTCCTCTTTCTAATCTGACATCTAATATTAACGAATATCTAAGATTGGATAACCCAGAAGCAAAAGCATTTAGATCTAGGAATAAAATACTTAGTGATCTTGAAGGAAAAAATATTGAATTAGTAAGAGTTGGATATTCTAAAACTTCAGAAGAAACACTTGGTGCTATGTCATTACTCTATCACGATGAATTAAGTTATCCAGAATTAGTGGGAAATCGTATGAGTATAGCTGCTAGATTAGCAGCAGGAGAAATTGCTGCTCCAGGATATTTAGCTTCTAGAGATGGATCTGCAATATTACTTAGGTTGAGATATCAAACTGATGAAGGATACAAATTTTTAACCGGAGAACAGACTCAATCTTTACTGAATACGGTAGACGCTCAATTCTTTAACGTAGATAGATTAGCAAAACTTATAAACCCATTAAATCCTGATGGATCTATGAATTTTGGAAAAGATGTAGAGCAAATATTAGGTGGTCAACTTGGGAAATCCCAAAAAAGACAATGGCAAAGCTTAGTGCCAAGAAATATGGTTATCGATGAAACCGGAATTGATAAAATGGTTGACCATTTATCAACAAGGGTAGCTAGTAGATTTAAAGATATAGCTCCAAAAACTCTTGAAGATTCATATTTATTTTATGATCCAGCATTAGAAACAACTTTAAAAGCTTTTGGCTTAGAGGAAACTTATACTAATACCTTGTTAGGAAATACATCTCTCACTAGAGAGGGCAGGTTAGGGGTAATAAGAGAGAGGCTTGGAACACGAATTGCAATGGAGGGAGAAACAGCTCAATCAGCTCAGCAATATTTTCGTTCAGCGCTAGAACTTTCAGGATTAGATGGAGATGAAGAGTTTAATGAATTTGCAAATATAATACAATCTCAATTTAGAGAAACTATTGCAGATAAAAAAAATCAAAAAATATCACTTGATGATATTATATCAAGAATAGAAAAAGTATCTGGTAAAGAGGGTGTCCCCGCAGAACTTAAGGGTAAATATCAAACATATGTAAATGCTCTAAGTGAAATGAAAAAGATAGATGATGGTTCTGGTTTTATTACAGGTATACCAATGAGACAGCACGCTATAGAATTAAAGTCTTCGATAGAAGAAGCCAGAGCAATATTAAATGCAAAAACATATTCTGAAGGAAGTGATGAAGTCGCAATACTTACTGGAAAAATTAATGATTTTAGAGCGGAACTAAATAGAGTTGCAACTAATGCCGATGAATTTTTAGGCGGAGGAAAATTACTTTTAAGAGAATTTGAGCATGACACAGCTAGAATGTTCATAGGAAGAGGTCAGGGTAAATCTGTATTTGACTTAATACAAGGAAAAGTAGAACAACGTTTAGGTAGATTGGGTTACGTAGGTGCTGGCTCAACTGAACTCCTTAAAAAAGAAATTAGTTTTGGTAGATTAGCAGCTCCTGGAAGTGAGGAATTAGGTCGAAACGTTGGTCAACAAATTACAATGAACATAAGCACTGGGCATGGCAGGGACATGGTTTATAGCGAACCACAAGCTATGATATTTCATAGAGAGCAATATGGTCAGGATTTTCAAAGACAAGTTGGTGAATCAGCTGAAGCTCTTAAGGTAGAAATAAAAAATATTTCTGATGGAATAGTTAGTGAAAGAATGAGAAGGTCTATTATTTCAGACGCAGCTCTAGATGTAGAGGGCATGGATTTAGATACGCTCGTTGAGAGATTTGGAAGTAAACAAAAAGCACTTGATATCAGAACTACTGCAAGAAATTTGCAACAACATTTATCTTCTGGTACCGTAAGGGTTAATGAAATACCAGAGCTTGCTAACGAGCTGTTAAAACAAGCTCAAAGAGAAGCATTTAGAACGGGTAAAACATATAGAGCATTTAGACCAGGTCAAAACAATGTGGATGTTGAAATATATAACTTTGCAATGCCTTATGCACAAAGACAGGCTATAGATACCGAAGGAGCAGTATCGAGACGTGGTAAGAAAAAAATTCTTGGCGTTACCGATGATACAACATTTGGTAGGTTCACATCTGATTCTGGAGATGAATTATCTTTGTTTAAATTTAGACATGTTGGACACAAAATGCTGATTCCAGATGTTGCAGCTTCGAGTCTAGGTTTATACGAAGCTGGTGGTGGATTCGACTTAGACGACAAGTGGATAACTAATTTACAATCAGTCAAAAATTCTCAAGGTGTAAGACAACTTGTAGCATTTGCTTGGCGTCAACCAACTGGTCCTCAGGAGTTTGCATTACTAGCGCCACATCTAGATGAAGATACCATAATGAGAATGTTTGGAGATGAAACTCAGATGGGCCAAAGGTTTAGAAATGTCTCCAACGCAGTATCTGAAATGATAAATGATAGAACTGGATTTATTCTTGGTCTTTCAGGTGATTTAAGTAATCAAGCTTCAGCTGAAGCGATGGAAAGTTTAAATAAAGAAGATAAAATATTTAAATATCTTAATTCTTTAGCTCACGGACAAAAGCCTATAGCGCAACAATTTAAAAAATCAGCTGGAGACATAACTCAAGAGGATTTGCAAAGAGCAATATTTAAGTTAGTTGATTTAAATGGAGAGGGAGAAACAGGAAAAATAGTTAACTTATTTGATGGAGAAGTGGGCGTTAACGTAGATGACTTTGCAAGAGAATACATGGGTGCCGGTGAAGGTGGAGTTAGTGCAGTAAAACATAAGTTCTTAAACATTGGAGCAACATCACAGTCTATACTTAAAAAAGTAGCTTCAACTAAAGCTGGAACGATGTTAAAGTTGAATCCAGATGAAATATTAAAATCTGGAGACAACGGACTTATAGCAAGCTATAGACAAAGTAACTTAACTCAGATTATGAAATCTTCAGCTACTCCTAAAAGTGATCCAATTTTTGTAAGTAAAATTCAAACTATGTTTGATGACTACGCAGGTGCTGGCTCTTATCAAGCAGCTAGAGAAGCAGCTGGTAGCGCAGTAACAGATATGGATTTTGCTATTAGATCATCAGGCGGTTTATTTAGATCAGCTGGCGAAAGAAATATGGAAGAGTTAACAATACGGAGTTAAAACCGCCCTGGACGCAATGTTCCAAAGAGCTAACGTTGCTTCATTGTCAACCCCTAGGGGTGAATTAGGCAAGTATGTCAATAGGCTTGGTTGGGCAGTTTCTTCAGAAGAGCAAAGACTTGCAGCCATTGGAAGAATATTAGAGTATGCAAAAGGACCAAATGGAAGTGTGGAGTTAGAAGAATTAGCTACAAGAATTCAAGCAGCTACATCCCTTGTCTTTAACCCAGAAGGCGCAATTGACGCAGGTGTAGGCGCAAAGATGAAAGTAAATTTATCTGCATCAAATAGTGATTTATTAATGGCGTTCAACCTCACTAGAGGAGCTGGTTTTTCTGATGAGATAGCTCAAGCAAGTTTGGGCAACGCATTATATTCTTTGTTGTCAGCAGATGAAGAAAATAATAAACTTCTTCCCTTAGCAAAGAGAGCCGGATTAGTCGATGACTCTGGAAAATTTATTGGTTCAGCTGAAGAAGTAATGGGCAAAATACTTGCTAGGAATGATGAACTTAGCAAAGAACTAATAGGCGTAGTAAACCTAGCGTCGGACAATGTCGGTAATGCCTTAGTTAAAAACACCGCACAACAGATGGGCATGATAAGAGCACTACAAGAGTTGTATCCTGATATAAAGTTTGACGGAATAGGAATGGTTGGTTTTGATCAATTTTCTTCAGACTTAAAATTATCTACAATTATAGATGACGCAGGGAATGGAGATATCAACACGGTTATAAATTCTATTGCTGAAGGCGCCGAAAGAGTAACAAAAATACTTAACGTTTCTTTACCAGAAAATAGTGTGATATCTAAAATAAATAATATTGCAAGAGCTGGAGATAATATTGCCGGTAGACTAGTTTCAGGAGAAGAAGCTAAATTTAATCTTTTAGAAATTTTTCAACTAGATGAAGAAGGAATGAAAAATTATGGAATAAAAGATCCACTTACAATTATGGAAAATGTTAATGAAGACATACTCAAGTTTCAAAATAGAATGAAACAAAAATCATTTAACCCGTATGCTCCAATAAAAGGACTTGATCTCGCATTTGTTACGCCAGAGTTGGATGCAACAATGAAGCGATTAACTGGTGAAATTACAACAAGCCTGCAAGATGTAACTGGAAATTATGGAAAATCAATAGAAGATTTGATAATACAAAATAATATTTTAGAACAAGTTGAAAGAACTCCAAAATTTAATAGATCAACACTTAATCCAAGAACATCTTTAGCAAAATCTTTAATGAGTCAGGGTATTGTAGATAGAGGAGAATTAGATAGATTGAAAGATTTTCCTTCAGAACAAGCGTATAAAAATCTTAAGGATATAGTTACAGGAAGTCTTACAGCCTCAAGAGACTCAGCTCAATTGGAAACTAGAAATGCTGTTCAAAAATTTTTTACAGACTACACTCAAGAACTTCAAAATGTTGGCCCAGGAAGTAAAGCACCTAGCGTAGAAGATGTTATGGACAGACTTCTATTTGAAATAGAACGAATGAAAAATGCAAGTCGTGTTCGCAATGCTACCATAATTCAACAAGTTCAAACCACTATGGGCGGAATGCTTGAAGCAGTTCTTAAATCAGATGAAGCAATCGAAATCGCTATACCCGGAATGGAAAAATTTTCTGTTCAAAATTTAGCTTCTTACGTTAGAACTAATAATGAATTAAGACTAACCAAAGGATTTGCGGCACAACAAACAAATGATATGGTTGCTTTAATACAAGCACTTTCAAGTAAACGCGCTATTGAACGGTATGAGCGCTGATCCAAATCTATTAGTTCCAAAAAATTTAATGGATAAAGATTTTTTATCTAATCTGTTTAAAACAGATGTAGGTTCAGCAACAAATGCTGAAACAAGAATTTTAGGATCAATACCAAAATTAGTTAACGCAGAAGAGGTACAACGAGTCTTAGATGATATGAGCGGATCGTCAATAAAGATGGATCTCCTAGAAGACTTTCTTGCCTTTAACGAAGATCCTATAAGAACAGAAAATATAATCGCTGAAAGAATCAGAAACGCTGCTGCTGCAGAAGGTATAAATGATGAGAAAGTAATTGCAACAAGAATTTCAAACAGACAAAGAACAATTGGTTTAATTAGACAAAGATATACTGCACTAGAAAGTCAAAAAGACGAGGTATATCAACAATTTAAAAGATTTGCTGAAGACGGCGGTGCAGTAACGGCAGAGGGTGTAATCACTCCTCGTATAACAAAAGAAGCCACTGAAGATTCAATGGGAACAATAAGTGAATCAATAGAAAGTATGATGAAAAAATTCATTCGCGAAAGTGAAGATGAGGAAGCTAGAGCTGCCAGGGCAGCATCTCAATCATTTGCTGAAATTGGTCCACTAGCTTCTGGAAAGTACACAAGAATACAGGACTTCATTAAGTCGCCACAAATGAGAGAAATGTACCAAGGGGCTTTAAGAAATAAAGGAAAGATAGCTGGTGTAGCTGCACTTGCTACTGGACTAGCAGTCTTTGGTTCAATCAATAAAAAAGAAAGAACACAAGAAGCAATGTCTGGACCTCCATTGCTACCTGGTGGAAATCCATATGAGAGAATTCCAACTCAACAAATGCAAATACCTGATGCTCCAATAGCTTCTGGGAATCAAGGAATGTCTTATAACATATCGGTTAACGGCGATCAAGGACAAATGGAAGAATTAATGAACAGAGCTCGGATTAGTAACAAATGGACAGGTTAGAGGTACTATGCATGATAGCCTACCTTCTCTAGGACGCGATCCCTACAACGATATAGCGGGTTCTTTTTAATTTTATATTAAAGGATAAATTAATTTATGTCAGATGTGAATCCAAATATGCTAGAACTAGCTAAAAAACTAGTTCCTTCAATTGAAGAAGGTATGCCTGAAGATATTGCGCAAGCTTTTGCTGAAGGAAAAATAAAAACTATTTTTAGAACAACAGAAAATGCTGGTCTTAGTACTGCAGCTAAATTAGGTAAAAGTAGTTTTGGCGGAAGAGTAGATCCAGGATCTACATATTTTCTCCATGAAAATGGAGGCATTGCTAGATTCGGAAGGCACGGTGCAGGGTGGGGAGATGATAGATCTGTAAAAGGTTCACATCTTGATTCAAAAAAGTCTTCCTTTTTAGACGAAGCTATTTTCACTAATGGTGATAATAAATATCAGAATAGCACCCTCAATAGAGGTATGGTGGATTCAGGAATCTCCTCAGGCGAAGCGTATGCCACACCTAAAATTGGACACAGTTTAGTTGAATTTGATTCTGATTTCTCAAGAGTTCATACTGGTCATCCAGTATCTGATATCTATCATTCTTCTGGTTCTGTTGAGTATTTACCAGAAATTGGTGGGTCATTTAAGGCCGGTAGTACAATTAATCCAGTTAACACTGATATAAATAGTATAGATATTGTATCCGAAAAAGGAAGCACTATACCTAGACTGAAATCAGGTTCTTCTCCAGAGGAAGTCTTTCAAGCTGAATCTCAAGCCAGAGCTAACGCTATGTTTGATTCTGATTATGCAGCACACAAAAAAGCAAATAAATTAAAATCCTTAGCAGAAAATCCAGATGATCTTTATGCAAAGTATTTAGATCATGTTGGTAGAATAAAATCAGAAGGTGGAATTTTATCTCCGGACAGCATTTCTCTGCGGAGGTGGTTTCCCCGATGCCTACATAAATGATCCGATTTCAATCGGAAGAAAAGCATTAACCGATCTTTCGCACGAGGTTGAAATACCTAATGCAATTAATGAATTAGAAAGTATATTAAATACTAATACTAATTATGCACATCAAGCAATATTAAATGAAGCTAAAGATAATCGCAATGTGGTGGTTAATGGTGAGACTTTTCAAGATTTAAAAGCCAATCCTAAATATAGCCCATCTGGTTCTGCAACTATTGAAGAAATTGAAACAGTTCTTAAAAAAGAACAAATACAAATGATGAGGTCAAGAGCTTCGGGCTTACCAACCGGTTCTGCCACAGTAGCAAATGCTAATGCCAGAGCAGCAGCAGCAGCAACTAAAAAGCCATTGATTCAACCAGACAAAGCTGATTTCCTGCCACAACAAATAGTTAATGGAAGATCTGTAAATAAGGTTCCTTCAGCAATGTCAGTTGAAGAACTGGTTGATAGAAGAGCTAAAGTATATGATAAATTACTAGATCCAGAATATGCTAATGTCCACCCAAGTTCTACCGGTACTGGCGCAATGCACAATGTGGATAGGGGCACGATAGGGCACATAGATACAGAACTCGCTAAACGCGGAGAAGATATTTCAATGCTTCCCAATGCTCCAGCATATGATCCAGATTACGTTCCTGGATCAGGTAAAAGAGCTCCATATTTAAGATCAAAAATAGATGAAGCCGCAGCTCAATCAGAAGTGATTATAGCAGGAGCCTCAGATACTGCCGCCGCTGCATCTGCAGCAGCTACCATGGAAGCAGATAACTTAGCTTCTACTGTAACGGCAGCAGCTTCAACGCGTTCAGCAGCTCCCGCAGGTGCTGCAGCTGAAGCTGTAGTTGCTGGCGGCAGCGCAACAGCGGTAACAGCAGCTGCTACAAAAGCATCTAATGGTATTTTAAATATAGGTAAAAAAATAATTTCTAAACCCAAGAATATGGCAGCCGTAGGAGTTGCAGTTGCCGCAGGAGCAATTGCATTTCGGAGCAACTAAAAAAAGTAGTGGATCAAATCAAGCAAACATGCATGGATATTCTCCAGAATCGCAAGTGCCATCAGATCCAATGAGAGGCTCATATGAAGGTTACATGAATTCATCTCCAGCTTATGTACAAGCTAATGGAGCTGGTTATGATAACCCGGCTAATCAACAAGCTAGGTATAGGCAAAAGACATCATCGATATTAGGAGACACCCCAACATTTACTCCTATTTCAAATAATATGAATAACTCTGCTATAATAGATAACTATTCAAGTTCTTTAAAACAAAACTCTTCTGGAGATAGACTAAATAAAATGAACCATATTGAAAGAATGTTTTAGGTAGTATCTATGACGATAAATCAAGAAGCATTCTATTATATAAAAGAACAGTTTACTACCAAGCAGCAAGTAGACGATTACGTTCTTGAAATTCAACAGATAACATTAAATACAAATTCAAACGCACTTGAAAACGCAGCATTAGCTAAATTACGAACAGTTCTACCTGGCTTTGAAGGCACAGTAGGTGTGTGGGCTGGTGTCGATCTACCATGGGGTATTAAAATTGCTCCACCTGATTTTAATGACGTTGCTTGGCGTACTGCAGCAATTAGGGCACTTAAACGACAGGATACAAGAAGAGGCGAAAATCCAGCAGATTATATAGTCAAAGAGATCCTAAAGAAGTTTGATGAAAAAATACCAACTAAAAATATTGACCTAACAGATGTAGCTTACGCAAAAGCAATTGAAGCATGGTATAGGGAAGCTGGTAAGAGCAAATCATGCTGGAGTGCCATAGAGTCAGCTACAATAATGGCTAGTTTTATTGCACAAAGAGTAAAAGATTTTAATATAGGTAGCGATAATCCAGAAGACACACCGCAAACACCAGAAGATGTTCAAGAGCCTCCAGCCGTTGAAGAAGATTTACTTGGTCCATCAATAGAAAGAGCAGCGGTTTTAGAAGAATTTATATCTCGTGGAGCGGCTATAATTGGTTTTGATCATTCGGATAATTCTTATTCGTCAATTAGTCAGTATTATGAAAATTTAGTAAGAAAAAATAATCCAAGTTTTGTTTACGATAGAGCTTTTCAAGATAATTACGTTAATCAATTCATAGCAGTTGCATCCCCAACTATGGATATAATTAAATTGAATGACACTTATCAAAAATCTTTATTTGACAAGATTGAAGCGTCAGGTCTTTTTGATTTATTAAGCTATATCGACGCAATGCAGGCATATGGTAGATCCAGATTGTCTACTCTTGAAAGAGTTAGCGGTAGCGCCGGTGCAGCAAATGTATTAGATGGAGTAAGAGATACTGGTTGGCTTCAACAGCTTACTGTTGTCCTACAAAGACTTTCTAGAGACCCCGTAACACTAGCCACTATTTATAGATACTTCCCAGAACTAGTTAACTTTTTCTTCGCCGCACTAGCAGCAACAGCTGACTATTCAAATGATGGAAAAGGTGGCGGATCAGAAGACCCACTTAATAATGGTCAAGCAGTATTAGACGATTTAATGGCTGCTCTTGGTCAAGTCAATGGTGAGAATATCTTTACTGGCGCGTGGGACTTAATTAATACTGGTCAAAGAATAGAAAAAGCAATTTCAGAATTTCCATTTAGGCAAAATATTCCACCATCTTCTCCAGATATATTTCATCTTAGATTAGGCGCATCTAATTTTTATGTTCCACCAATTGGCATAGATGTTCAGACGCAGTTCAAAACAAGCAGCTTAGGAGAAGGCGCGCTAAGACAAAAAAACAGTCCAAAGTTTAACTCCGGATACAAGCATACAACTATTAGTATGCAATTATTCTTTCCCAACTATGAAGAGATATGGGGTATTTCAATTGAGGACGCCTCAAAAATTACTCTTAAAGATAACTTCACAATAGACTTCAGTGGCAATGGCGACAATGAAGAAAAGATAGATAAGTTCCTTTCCTCATTAAGAGGCTTAGTTGCTGCATTCAAGTATGCCCCATTCCTTCCGATTAGAAATCATTATTTAAATTCTGTATACGGAATAACAGGCGTTGCACTACACGGCATGTCGATTTCCACAATACCAAGTTATCCTTTTGCGCTAGTCGTTACATTGAATCTGTACAACTTTAATCACAAGCCATTCCTACCGATGCTTAATGACTTTAATCAAGCAATACATTGGGGTAAGTTTAGGCAGTATATGGGCAAGGCAGCTGGAGCTCTTCATAATTATATAAATGAAGAATTTTTAATGTTTGGCAGAGAGGGTCTTATTAATGCAACGAGAGACGCAATGATCTCAGTTGGGGAAGCAATGCTTGACACCGATAGAGATGGAGACGTCACTCAGGACGACCTAAGAGGCATGCAGGCGGCCTCTGATAGGCTCTCAGCCCAAGCTGGGATATCTCCTTCTAAGATCGTTAACGACGCTCTCCTGGGCTATAAGAACGAAGTGTTTACCACTAACGTAATTAGAGAATGGACGAATGGTAGCAACTTATCATTTTATATGCCAGCTGAAACTCAAACTAAAATATTTACTCCAGATATATCTGGATTTAGATCTGATGAAGAAAAAGGTTTGACTGATACAGGTAGAAGTTTCTGGAATCAAATGTTGGCTAATTTTGGTATTGACATTAATGAATCAGCTGAATATCACAGAACATTAGATTCAGTTATAACGACCTCAACGGGAAATGTAGTTGAGTATACTGTTAACCAAAAAATCTTACAAAGTATTGACATATTAACTGCGGGAAGAAATACAACAGATTTTCAAAAAAAGGCTTATAATTTTATTATAACAAGTTTTATATTTCAGAATCCACAGCTTGACTCTGATAGAAAAGATTACTTAAGAGATTTTAATAGAACAGAAAATGCGTATGAAGATACGGAAAGATATGTTTTTGGAGCAATTGTTTTTAAAGATGAAACACTATCTCAAATAAAATCTTTCTTTAAATCTCAAGCTCTAACTACAAAATCATATCTTGATTTTATGGTTGATGAATATTTACAAAAAAGAGCAATAAATGCAGGAAAAACTAACGATACCAAATGGAAAGAAAATGAAAGATTAATAATCAGAGATCAGTTTGCCGCAGGGTATAGTTCTATGGTGTATGAAAGATTCTTTAAGGCTGGACCAATTAGAGATTTGATGGAGGCAGCTAGAGAAAGAAACGGGAGTTTCCACATAAGAGAGTGGGAAGTGCCGATGATAAGGGTTGACATAGATCCAGCTAACGCAATTGTTACTGACGTCTCTATCTCAATGAGTAATAATATAATTCCCCTACAGGTACAAATGCAAGATGAGCCAACTTATCAACACATTGGTGGTGGAGATAGTTATATAAATATTTCTATGAAAGTATTTGGTGAAAAAGAATTAATAAAATTAAGAAAAATATTTGATCATATTAATGGATTAGCTAGACTTGAACACGCTGCTGGCGTTATGGGCTTTTTAGGTATTAAGAATATAATAACAGCTTTAGCTGGGGTTAAGTACGTTCTTCCTCTTTCATTTAATGTTTCAACTATTCCAAACTTTCCACATGTCTATGATGTTTCTTTAAGATTAGTAGACTTTGATATATTCCAACAAAAGCGTGAACAACTATCTTCTGATCAACAGAGAAAAATGATTGAAGAATTCGGGACAAAGAAAAATCCATTCTTAAGAATGAAGCAGCTGTGGGGATCGTTTAATTCATATCCAGACTTTCCATTGGAGATTAGAAATAAGGATAGCGAAGTTGTAGGATCTCTTGATCCAGATTTTTATTTTAGAAGTTTTGAGATGTTTGACAGGGACGTTATACGTAGCGTTACTGAAAATAAAGGTAAGCTCTCTAGACTTGATACGTTTAACGTTGATCCATCTCAAGAAATAACAGTAGTAACACCTTATGGATCAATGACCCATAAGGGCTCTGCGGTTGTTGCTAAGTTTAGAGAATATATATTAAATGATCAATTAGATGAGCTAAAAGCTTACTCTAGAGGAACACTAGGATTAAAGGCTTCAGCTACAGCTTCTTATATAATAGAAGCTTTATTAGATATTGATCAACCTCATGATAAATTTTTATTAAACTATGTAGACTCTTTAGATGAGGGTGAATTTCTCACTAAGGATTTAGCTGATTCTAGTTGGAGACTATCTTCTGGTCGATTAAAGGCTGGAGATTTATCAAGCTATAATGAAGAAGCAAGAGCAAAATTACAAGCTGCGTTATCCGGAAATCAAAAAGATGATGGTTTTGCAGAAGACGCTTACGTAAGCTTTAATCCAGATGAACTAGACGCGCATGCAATTATAAACACTTTTCCAGCAGCATCTGGACCTGGTGACACAAAAATTCCATCAATGATCCATACTGCAGATGGATATCAATTTGGATATATTGATAAGCAAAATGGAAGATTCTATCTAACTGTAGATGACGTTGCTGTTAAAAAAGATAGTTCAGTTCAATACGTGGGAATAACCGACACTCAGACACCAGATGTCGGAACGACAAAATCTTTAACCGGAGTTCCTGGAGCAAAAGCACTATCTGAATATCAGTACTCATACTCATCTGGAGATGAAGGTAAGCCAGAAACTATGAAGTCAAATGGTAACTCAAAGAGTGTTACTGATCACTGGGAAAAAATGATGGTAGATACTCAGTATAGGGATATATCGGGAAGAATGATTAGAGCTTTCCCTACGTATATGCTTTGGTTAATAGACGAAAAGAATTTTGCTGGCACAAAACTATTTGACAATTTCTACGGACTCCAGTCTATAATAGATTTTTCCGTAGTATCTTCTGAAGACATCTTAGGTGATACGCTAGTATTTAGAGCTTCTAATATGTACGCAAAGCTTTCAACAAAAGAAGCTACAACAATATTTAGCGGAAGTGGTGAGACAGAAGATAAACCTGGTGTAGATAAGTTATCGCTAACTTCTGGTCTTGAACAAATAATTGATAGAAGTTTAAATTTTGCAAGAAATCAATTAGGTCATATGGAAAGTCAATACATTGTTGACATAGAAAATATGAGACTTAAGCCAGGTGTAAGAGTTCACTTAAGAGTTGGTTATGGTGCAAATCCAAACTCGCTTCACACAATATTTAATGGTGTAATAACCGAAGTTGAATTGGGAGAGATAGTTACTGTCACATGTCAATCTGACGCTATTGAACTTAGTCCAGTAGTAAATTCTGTTGACAAAAAAGGATCTAGCGGTCATATAGATGGTGGTCTTAATACTGGGTTGTACTTATCGGAACCAAGAGATTTAATGGTCAGACTTCTTTCAATGGGCACATCTAGAACAAGAGAAGCTTTTGCCCATGCAACAAGAGGAACTGTATTTTCTGAAAATAAATTTGGAATTAAACACTTTGGCATGATGTTATATGAGCCTTTAACAGATGAAGAACGAAATAAGAACGCTGGCATTAGAAATGCAGCGTCAGATGCATATCTGGCAGTTGGTCAGGGTAGTGGTATAACTGGTGGAGCTGGTACGGTAGCTGGTGTTTTAAACCCATTTGGTGATAACTCAAATGGAACTGGAATTGGTGGATCACCATTTGGTATCGATGTAAGACTACCAATGGTTGGAATCATGAGAACAATGTGGTCAAACTTTGCAGCACAACCAGATTTAGAGTTGTTTAAGAGAAATATTTATCCAGGAAATGGAACTGGTGTAGCTCAATTCCTTGGTGGTGACCTAGGAGACGGTTGGTCAAATGCGGCATCCTTAACACCTGAAGATATGCCAAATCCAAGATTAGAATATTTAAATAGACTCACAGATTCTTCATGGAATAATCTACTTCAAAGATATGATTCAGGATCCGAAAACGCTTCAGCTGCAATAGATAACCTAACACAGGGAATGGAAGCAAGAGCTAGTGGTGGAACTGCAGCTAACATACTTGGTGGTGGATTACTAGCAGCAGGAGCCGCGTTAGCTATTGGTACGGGTGGTATTGCACTTCCGTTCATAGGTGGAGCTATGGCAGTTGGCGGAGGAGCATCTTTACTTGGAAGCTTAACTGGTAGAGGCGGTGTAAACATTTGGAAAACATTTGGATTGATTAGTGATCTTGACGACGACATGCCAGGCTTTGATGAGGTTTCATTTAGAGCACAAACATATATGAAATCTGTTTGGGATCTTTTTCAAATGTGCGCAAGACTACTTCCAAACTATATTGTTGCCGTAAGACCATTCGAGGACAGATCAACGGTGTTCTATGGTAAGCCACACTGGTTATACACTTCAGCAGTAGTTCCAATCACTACTGGTTTTCCTTCTGAGAAAAAAGCTGTAGAGCTAGGATTAAAAGTTCCAAGTTATAGAAGTCCAGATTCTGAATTAATGGATCTTCTAACAAAAGTTAATAAGCAATCAAACTCAACTGCAGATTATGAAGCAATGAGGCAAGCGCAAAGTCCAGCAATATCTATTTCCGAAATAGTTAGACAGCAATCATCATACTCAGATATATATGCACCTGCTGGAATACTAAGAGGTAAGGTAGTTAACTTCTTAGATCCTAAGAGAACTATATATTACGGAAATAGCAATAACACTACTTTATCGGGCAGTGCAGATAGCATGGAGAGACAACAGGTAGTGGCAACAAAGAGTATCATATCGGAAATACCAAATACTAAAGGTTATGTAACAGTTGGTTTTCACTTACCAATAGATTCTACTGGACAAAATGCTTCTGAGTTAGATATAGAAAAAATGAAAAATTTACATGTTGAAATACCTCAAATGCCACTTAGGTTTTCTTTTCCATTTTTTACAGACAGAGTTGCTGGAGCAGTCTTATTAGACTACTCCTTCTATGCACTGAGCAACAATAGATCAGGAGAAGGTGATGAAAGACTCAAAACTGGAACCATACATGATGGTGATAAAGATTTTGAAAAATTTGGTCACGACACATTGTATTCAAATCTAATAAGTACAGAAGCAGCCCTTATTTCTGGTTCACTAACAGACAACCGTGAAGGTGGCTCTGAAGATGAGTTTGTTATAAATCTTGCAGGAGTATCATTTACTGCTGCGGTTAACCCAATCAATACATTTGGTAATGATAAATTTATATTTGATCTAAGCACAAGCGGAGTATCGGGAAGTAAGTCACTGATAAGAATGCCACTACCTTCACTACTGGAACAAGTTAGGGGAATAGAAAAACTTGAAGGCTCTTGGGAGTATGAGTACATTAATCAAAGAACGATTACTTCTGGAAGTCCATTTAGTTATAGAGATTGGGGATCTCCAGCAAGTGCTCTTGATGAGCAATTCTACATAGCTATGAGATGGCCATATGAAATAACTGAAGATAAAGATGATGAAATATTTAAGAAATTTAAAGATAAATATTTTTCAGATAGAAATGAAACTGAATTTTATGGTAAACCAAAAGACTATAAAAATAGAAAAGTTTTAGTCTATAGTCCAACAACTAGAACAGCAGTTGTTTGTAAACCAGCTTATTTTCTATGGGGAACCAATAAGGCTGATCTTATAATTGGTAACAACGCTTCTGGAGATTTTGCTAAGGGAAGAAGTGAAGATCATTTCATAAACTTTAAAAACGATGTATTTACCGAAGTAGATTTAGCTGCTGTAGTTTCTCCAGACGCGGCATATTTTCTTGGGGTAATGCATTTAACGGAAAATGAAAAAGAATTTTTTAATAGCGATGATGCAGCTTCAGAACCAACTAGAGTGCTAACCCAAGCTGGGTTGGCGCCGGTACCAATGCCAAGAGACTGTTATTTTACTTTTGTAGATGACAGTGTTCCGCTCGGTGTTGTAACAACAATATATAATCCAGCTAATGAGTTTACCTATAAAGGTGAATCAGATATTAATGGATCGTACTTTGTTGGTTTTGGCGCTTTTGCAGCAGAAGGTGATGGAAAACTTTTAGCAGAAGAAGCGAGTAAATCAGGCATGCAAAAGTTAGGGTTATCTGGTACAGCTGACTCAATCGAAAGACAATTGGAGCTATTAAATGAAAGACCAACAGCTTTTACAAATACTCAGTGGCAAGAATATATTCCGATAAGTGGAATAACACTTCTTGACCAAGGACATTTTGCAGAAGCAGCGGCTAGAGGTGGAAACATTCTTGCCAGTAGTGATGGTAAAGAAGGTAGTTATTTTGACTACATTATAAACGAAAAGTACAGCGCCCTTGAGCGAGAAGCACTATATAAGATACTAGATGGTGAGCTTAGAACTACCAATCCAGATGAGGATACCGGAACGGGAAGAGAACGTTTTGCTCCTGTGTATGATCCAGCTGCACCAGAATCTATAAAAGCTAGAGAGTTTTTCGATGAAGGGTTTAGTCCTTCCACTCATGTAATAGCTGGAAATGGAAGAACTCTTAGTCAAGCAAATGATGTATGGGATCAATTTAGATTTGATTACCATAACCAAGTGGCAATAAAGAAAATATTTTTTGACGCTTTTGGAATGGATCCAGATGATACAACTCCACTTCCAGATTTTCTAATAACTATATTGCGAAATCCAGAAGCAAATCCAGATATATTTAAATTGTTCAGTGCTAATGGTCCAGATAGTACAGCAGTAGATGAATTCAGTTTATTGCTCGGAAGTGACTTTATAGCAAATCCAAATCAAAGAACTGGAAAACCATACGGTACAGCTGATTCAATGGAGAGACAGATTGAATCAGGATCTGGATCATTAGTTAGTTCAGATACAGTTAAGCAAGCTATTGAATTTGCTAGAAAAAACTTAGTCGATGCACCGCTTGATGAAGGTGGGCTAGTTAGATATTTTGATGCTTTAACAAAAACAAAATATAAAAAATTAGGATTATTTTTACAATCACAATCTAATTTATCCTTAATACTTGGCGCTGATGTTGGTGGCGGACAGCCAAAAGTAGATGACATAATTAAAGATAACTTTACGCCAAAACAAGTATTCTTATTGATAGTTGGAATGTTTAGACAGGCAATGTGGCAAGATGCATATGCAAGAGCTTGGTTAGTATTAAAGCCAAATAGACAATACGCCAGTGATGATATATGGGACTTTAGCCCTGTTCACAAAATATTTGCCGCATTCATCGACCCTAATCAAGATTACGCATCAAATAAAAGAAAGTTCTTGAAACTTTTAGCAGATAATAAAGGTGAAGGAAACAGTGCCGGTAACGTAGTTGGTGTATTAACCCATAATATCGATAGCTTTTGGGATCAAAATATTGGACCATTGTTTACAGCGTTAAGCGATGGTCTATCAGGTCTAATGAATATGTTTAGAATGTCAATGCTTCAAATGGGGTACGGTTTGTCTAATATAGACAACTTCTCTAAACAAGCAAACATTATGAATAAAGTATTAAACGATTCTATTTATTACTCACTAGGAAGACCTGGATCATTATTGAGGGCCATTGACAATCCATTCACTAGAGAGTATGGAGAGCCAGTAGTTGAAGTACGCGAACCATTCCAGAAGATACATTACATAAGTTCATTCTCAACTATCATAGCTAATAATATACAAGAGACTACAACTAACGTAGCAACTCAGGTGACCGCTGTATCTGAAGGAAAGTATCCAGTAACAGTAGCTTTAGATAAAAGTATTCCCGCAGAAAGACAGGTTGAAAAAACTGTAGAGACTGGTTTATTCTTTGACAACATAGTTGGTGAAGGTTTATTCGGAATTGCTCAACCGTTATTCCATCCAATAGAATTTGCAAGAGGAGCAATAAAATTATCTCAAGGCGCGCCAGATGAACTAATGGCAAGAAGAGTTGGTCTAGCTCATCTTAAGGAATCTCTAAAAGATATTTATTCTGGAGAGTTAATTGTAATAGGAAGCGCAGATATAAGACCTCATGACTTAGTTTACCTCGCTGATGTTTATGAAAGAATGTATGGAATTTTTGAAGTCGAACAGGTTGTTCATCATTTTACTCCAAATATGGGATTCATTACATCAATAACACCCAACGCTCTTGTAACCGTAAATGATCCAGCAAGATGGTTTATGTCTAGCTGGATTCATTCTTGGATGTCAATTCAAAATATAAGAAATGACACAAGAAGTTTAATTAATTCAGTTCAGGCTGGAAGTACTGGAATCTTGTCAGGTGGAAACATTTCTGTTGATGGTATGTCAGAAGCGCTAAGATCACAAATGATGGGTGGTGTGCAATTTACCCATGGATCAAGTGCGCTTATGTCTGACATAATGGCAAACTTTGCAGCCGAGGGATTAACAGACGCTCAATCTCAAATAGAGAATCAGATGAAGCAAAACTCTGAAAATGGAATGAGCTTAACTGGAATTGCAGCAACATATTTAACTACAGTTGGCTTAACTGCAACAGCTGGGGCACTTCTTGGTGGACCAATCGGTGCTGGAATTGGTGCTGGAATAGCGTCTGATTTATTCTGGAAGGGCTGGAAGTGGGTAAGAGATAACGTCTTAGACCAACATGGTTGTTATATATCTTATCTAAATAAAAATGGTCAACCTATGGACGCTAGTCTTGCAATAAATCAAGGAATGGTTGTTGGTAGATATCATACAAAGAGACTTCTTCCTGGAATTTTAGGAGTAAAGAGTAAGGTTAGAACCGTTGACGGCAATGCTTTTATTAGAAATGACGACTTACTTAAGAGCTTGGGTTGGAAAGAAAAAGAAATAACCGACCTAGTAAGATACGTGAGTTATGAAAACGCATTAGTTAATGCTGAGGTGTTAAAGTATTCTGGAACTGGTCCAGATAAAACGGGATTAAATCAATACTTTAAAGTAATATGTAAACTAAATAATGTTATAGATGGTGACGAAATAGAAGTTATAGATTTAATGAATCCAACTGGTCAACCTTTCAAGGTCAGACTAGAAGGAATAATAGCTTCAAGTCTTGGCACTTTTCAGGCGTACACAAATACTTCCATACAAGCTGGGTATAAGCCAGACGACCCAACGACTGCAATAAACGTTAATTCACCAGGTGGAAGGGCAGCAATTTTTGTAAGTGAAAGACTCAGAGATAAGCCTTTCGTTATAAGAATTTCTCCAAATGATCAATCTTCAGTTTCTATTTATACGGAAGATGACTTATCTCCTGGCTCAAGAATTAATAATACAAATAGTTACTTCAAGGGCGTTAACTATGGAGATCAAGAAAGGGAAAAATCTTTAGGAACCGTATTTTACAGGATCCTCGATGAGGATAAAGAAACAAATATTTCTATAATAAGATCTTTCTTTGTTCAAAATCTTGGCTTAAGCATTATACAGAAAAAGGAAAAATTTAAACAAAATCTTTATGGAGAATCAGTATTTGGTCAAAAGTTTGATGAAATATATAACTCAATATATACTTCTGGTATGGAAAATCATTTTGAAATTACTGGAGAAACTGACCCACTATTAACCATAACTAATGATGAAAGAAAATTGTTTAATGATTTAGTTAACTTTAAAATATTAGAAGTTCTTTATTCAAAAGCTTCAGAATGGCCATATATTTCTTGGGATGAGTACTATAATGATGGAGTACCAGCAACCCTTAACTGGGAACTAGTGACAAATAACTTAGCTCAAGTGTATACGGTGGATCTATTAAGAGAAAGAGCATCTACTGGCGGCCTGGATAGATCTATACCAATGCCAAGCTATGTTGAACAAAAGGGTGGATTGTAATAATGTCTGATTTTAATTTTAATCTTAATGACTTCAATGATTCTACTTCTTTTATAGCAAAGTTGTCAGAGGGTTATAATCCCGATGGAGCGGCTAGCTTAGTTACTTCAGCTTCAAAAGAAAGTTATTCAAATCAGACATTAACATCTAGAAATCTAACAGACATAATGGCTGGACGGAGCGTTAACCAGAAATCCAGCAGCGTTAGCAGACGCATCGTCAAAGTTTGTTAGGTCATCTCTTCACTCTATATTAGCAACAGGCATTCAGTCCGGCGATGCATTCCAAGTAGCTAATCCAGATTATCAGGGACCTGGAGATCTAGAGGTATTAAAAGGTGACCAGGCATATCTAAAGGTAGTCTCTCAATCTTTAGTCGGAACTGGTTTTGCGCCAACGTCAGTTCTAAATCCTTTATTAGAATCAACAAATGGAAAATGGCCAGGAAACGATAAGTCTAAAGTTGGAGATTCTACTGGAGCACTATTCACTCATAATAGCACCGCCTATAGAATAGATGGTGACGCTCCAGGTTTGGGAGAAAGAGCTATAGCTGCAGATGAAGAATTAAGCGAGGAAGAAAAACAAATATACATAGAAAGAGGAACACTTCTTAAACAATCTATCAATGAACCAGCTTTAACACTTGGGTTTGAGTTTGACATACCAAATGTTCTATCTTCTTATTCTTTTGTGCAAACAAATTCATACTACACAGATGAATCTAATCCAACTGAGGAGTCTGTTGAATCATCACTGATAAGCGCTCCTAAGAAAAAAGCATACATTAGTGCTTCTCTAATTGAATGCTTATTGATGATGACAGATGTGAATAAAGGTGTTAAAATAAATGGCACATTTGCTCTTAATAGAGCGGTGTTGTCAGAAAGCGATAAGACGAGTAGGCATTCAAATCCAGAAAGTGGAATTGATAAGAATAATAAAAACTCTATATCTGATCATGTTTTTGGAAGAGCATTTGATATTAGATCAGTTGGTGACTATGGAGTAATAAGAGGCAAAGAGAGATACGCAATTGCCTTAGATATAGTTTTACAAAAGTTAAATACAATGCCACAACCCCTGATGCCAGATCTTATAGTTATCCATCCAGACGTTGCAAAGGATAAGGGAATTGGAGAAGGCTATGAAAAAGTTGATACTGCAATCAAAACACAGTATCCAAATCTAAAATATGTTAACTTTGAATTTGGTCCAGAGCATACGGAAAATATTCATATTAGCTTTAGCCCACAAAGAGGTGGTAAATACATTGGTTCTGGTGGCTGGAAAACCTCCGATGCTTCAGCTCAAAAGTTTGATGAAAATGGAAACCCAGTAGACGATTCAGGAAGTGGGGCATCAGCAAAAGAAAAAGCCTATAAAAATTATAAAAATGGTGGTCCAGCAATAACACTATATGAATTATTTATAATGCTCTCTCAAGAAGGTCCATTTTCTGACGAGGCAGCAGCAATTTTTTGCGCTGTAGCAGGAAGAGAGAGTGGAGCCAGTCCAGCAGGTTATAACGGCAAATGTTTCGATAACAAGACAAGTTGGGGTGGTGACGTTTCAATTGGAATGTTTCAGTATAATTTGATTTCCTTAATCAAGAGGTCGACCAACGCATCAAACGACGTGCCAATTTACTATGATGGTTCTGCTGCAACAAAGCAATTAGTTAAAGCTCACAGGTTAATGTACTCTGCTACTGAAGCTTCTTCCTGGGATCCCAACGCTGTAGCAAAAAAATTAGTAGAGATTTATAGTACAACCACTAATAAAGAGGCTTCAAAGTCTACTACCGATGACAGGTTGTGGTTCCCAATTAATCAAGTTTGGATGCTAATGGATAAGTGGGGCAGAAAAGATTTTAAAAACGTAAATAAGATAGATGCATCTAATGGTTTTTTCCATTGGGGAGATTATGATAACTCAGATAAAACACCAAGATCTGATTGTGGATTTATATTCGGAACAAAATTTCAAAATGCTGTTAACGTATATTTAACAACAGGAAAACCTATAGAAACACTAGAAGATTGGGTTAGAGTAAATTTTAAAAAGAATAATAAAAGAACAATAAACTATATAGAACAGTGGATGGATGGAACTGTTTTCTATGATCACGCTAAAGATGGTTCGTTGATAAACGAAGAAGATAGTGGAGTCATTACATATGAGGTAAATGTAGTTGAAAAACAAGGTGCTAGTGGAGATGGGTCTCCCGCATCTTTCACTAAGTACCAAATTGAAGAAGCTGCAGACTGGATTAGCACTAATAAGATTCCTCAATGGCTTGCTAAGTATCGTCCAGATCTTGAAGGAAACTTTGGTTGCGATAGATTTGCCAGAGTTCTTTCAGCTGCTTTGGGATTATTTGGTACAGCTCAAACTGCACTATTTACAGATGAGTGGGGAACTGCCGGCAATGCACCTGAGTATACGGTGCCTACGCCTACTCTTAGCTCATTCCCAACAGCAGGAGAACACTTATCCAATCTGATATCTAGCTCCTCATTTTATAAACCAGAGACTGAAAACGGAAAGAACCCACCAGCTGGTTATTTGGTATTTTGGCAGGGTGGGACTGATGACTATGGCCACGTAGGGGTTTCAATAGGAAATGGTCAGTACGTTGACCAGCATGATGAAAGTGAAGGGTCTGATAGACCAAGACCAAGAAATATAAATTCAACGATTTTCCCAGGAAGTAAGTATACCTATGCTGGAGCATCGTCTGCATGGAGTGCATAAGGAGATAGAGTATGAAACAGTATCCAAAATTTGATGAAAAATTAAATTCACACATTAGCAATAATCAGCTTCAGCAATCTAAGACAAGATCTGGAACTATTATGTCATACAATAAGATGAATAATACGGCTGTAATTATCTTAGACGATAGGATGACAAATCAAGTTGGCAACATAATAAGAGGAGTCCCATGCCCATCAACTCTTGGTGTACAAAGTGTTGCGCCAACAGCTGGTACAAGATGCATAATCGGTTTTGCCGATGCCAATGAAAGATTTCCGCATATAGTATCATATATAGACGATACAAATAGCGTAGGAAGATATATGCCCAACTACAGTGTAGACACTGGTGTACCAAAGTTTATGGTTTAAAATGTCAGAAAAAATTCACGCACAAAAGTCTTTCGAATCAGTAGCTGGCAAGACCGCTTCTGAGTTAGATGAATTAAGTAGGAGAAAAAACTTTTCCCAAAGAGAAGTAGGACTTACTCATCCGGACAATTCATCTTTTATAAGACTAACTGATTCTGGTGATATAGAAATATTTTCAGCGCCTGGAGTAGGTATAGTTATAAATGGATCAACAAAAACCATTTCTCTTTTTGCGGATAATATTAAGTTTTTTACAAAAGAAGATGGTTTAAAATGGAACTCCATGGAATTTAATCATTCGGCAACTGTGTTTTCGGAGCCAGCATTTGTCAGCGCAAATGATAAATCTTATAATCCAGCTTTTTTAAATATGGATCATTATATAAAGAATTTAGATTTAATAGACCAAGAAGATTCACAACAAGCAGTTACTATTAACGGCAGCTACGCCTATAGGGAAACCACTAACACTGATGTTGTATCGGTGGATGTGTTAGAAAATTCTTCATTAGATAATGATTTTACAAAAGAAGATATTATTAAATTAGATTCTTTTTGGGATAGGAACGCCTCTGCATTGTTTAACGCAGTGAGTATATCAAAGGCTAATTTAACGAATAGAATAAGAGACCTAATGTCTAATGGGCGTTCGATAGACCAGGCATTAGATATTTTTAAAGAAAGCATAGGAGATAATAATGTCTGATTTTTACATCAGCCTTAGCGGTGATTTAGTAGTAAATGGATCTGGAGATTTGGGCTTAGTTCAATCTATGTCAGAAAAAGATATACAGCATGTATATATGAGGTTAATGACTGAGCCAGGTGACTTCTTCATCTACCCTCAACTAGGGACTCAACTGTCGATGCTATACGGAATGCCTCAAAACCCTCAAACTGGCGACTTCGGTAAAAGATTAATTCGTGCAGCCCTAGAAAGAGAAGGGGTTTTTAAAAACAGACAAATTACTATTGAGGCAGTACCGGTTTCCGCAGATTCTATTAGGTTTGATGTTTACCTAATGGGTGATTTAAATGAACCTACGATATTGTCAATAACACAAGACTTAGGAGCCTAGAGTGGTATCAGTTAATATAAAGAGTAAAGAGCAAATGCTGGTAGCCACTCTTAATGCTCTGCAAAAAAACGCAGGAATTAGCGCTATTTCTCCTGGATCAATAGCCAGAGCTTTTGCGGAAGCAATTCATTCTGAAATTAGCGATCTTTACAACTCCTTAAAGGTGAGTATAGAGCAGTCTAATCTTTCAACAGCTTCAGGAATCAACCTAGATATGATAGGCGCCTTGTATAATGTACAGCGTAGAACGATATCATCTGAACTAGTCCCAGAAAGAGTTACTGGAAATATAGAATTTTATTTAAATACAACTCACAGTTCAACCGTAACCATTCCAAAGGGAACGCTCGTATATAATGATACGACAGCATTTTCTTCAACCCAATATCAGTATGAACTAAATTCAGATATCGTTATAACAACGGGTAATACAAGAGCCTATGGGTCAGTTAAGGCAAAATTTGCAGACAACAATGTAACTGCAGCTAGAAACACCCTGGTAAGACATAATTTTATATCACCTCCGGGTATTGTAGTTTACTGCAACAACCCGAAGGAAGTTTATAGTAGCCTAAACTCAGAATCTGATGACAACTACAGAAGAAGAATAGTTTCAGCAATTAGAGGCTCTGCGTCAGGCACTGCAGAGTCTGTTAGATTTGCAGCCTTGTCAGTTAAGGGTGTAAGGGATGTAAAAATAAGAGAAGCCTCTCTTGGTGTTGGAACATGTGACATAGTTGTTATACCAGAAACTCAAGCTGGAATAAGTATAATGAGTCAGTTGGTTTACGAAAAAATTAAAGCAGTTAAACCAGTTGGTATCAATATGAATCTTAGAATAGCCACTAAAAAATTAGTAAATGTTTCAGCTACCTTGACCCTAAGAGAAGGAACAACGGGAGCAATTGCTAGGAGCGTAGAAAATCAATCAAAGATTTTCTTAAATAGATATTTAAATAGTCTCACAATTGGTGACTCAGTTTCAATATCAGAAATAGAAAGACAGATGAAGCTTTCTTCAGAGTTAATCATGTCTGTCACTGTTAGTAACATTAAGGTAGACAATAGAAATATACCCAATAAAGATTATAGACTATCTGATGATAAAAGTTACATGGCTGCTGGTACGCTTAGCCTATTCTCTGTTATAATGGGAGCGTAAACTAGTAGAAAAGGTGTAAATTAATGTCTGAACAAACTTACTCTGTTATAAGAAAGCAGATAGTAAAAGCAAAAAACATGACCCATGCAAGAATGGTATCAGAAGGATATGATAACTTTCCTGGCGAAGTGCTACATGATGATTGCGAAATAATAGAAACTGGAATAACAGAAGTGTGGAACGAAGAAGAGCAAGACGCTCAAATCTTCTTAGATAGTCATGAAGCCACAGCCGCTGATCAATCTATCTTTTTAAGATCTGAGAATAGACGTTTGGCTAAAATAGCTGAAAAGAATAAGAACGTAAAAGATGAAACAGTTTATGCAGTATATCAAGCTGCATTCGATGCTTTTTCATCTATAGAAACTGCTCCCATTAAAGGCCCAACACTTAAGGTGTTACCAGGGGTTCCTGAAACAGCAGTAGCGGTATTTGCGGATTGGCAATTGGGTAAGATAACTCCTGATTATAACTCTGAAGTTTTGGCAGAAAGAATAGAAGTTTATACTCAGAAACTGCTAGAAATAACGGAAATACAAAGGAAGCATCATCCTGTTAAGAATCTTCACGTATGGCTATTGGGTGACATCGTAGAGGGTGAAGAAATATTCCCAGGACAAGCTCACCTTATAGATTCTGGACTCTATAGACAAGTAGGCGTTAACGGTCCAGCAATTCTGAGCAAGTTCTTTGACACTGTATTGCAACACTTTGAGCATGTACATGTTACTGGCGTGATAGGAAATCACGGCGCAGTAGGCGGACGTGGTAGAAAGATGCATGATCCAGAAACAAATATGGACAGACTGCTTTACAAGTCGATGGAATTCTTTTACAAAGAAGGAAGACAAGAGCCAAGAATAACCTTTAATATTCCAGATGGAAAAGGCGAAAGACACTGGTATGCTGTAGACACTATAGGTAACTACAGTTCCTTGCTAATTCATGGTGATCAAATGCCTGCACCAGGACAATATCACGGCTACTATAAGAGGGCAATGGGGTGGAAAGATGGCGCAATCCCAGAGCACTTTGAAGATATATTTATGGGCCACTATCATCAGCAATTTAAAATGACCATAGGTAGCTCAATGCTCAGGGTCTCAGGTTCACCAGAAAGCTACAACACCTATGCTCAAGAGTATTTTTCCTCAATGAGCAGACCGTGTCAGCATTTGATGTTCGTTCACCCTGAGAATGGAGTTACTTGCGAATACAGCATTTGGCTAGATGCGGTTTAGGAATTTAATAAATGAAAACCTATTTGTTAAACTTTAACACTGGAGACTTCACTAAGAGTAATAATTTGTGGACCTCCAGTGTAATTGACCTTTATTCAAATAAGTTTTATAAAAACTTCTCATACACTAGGTCAGCAACTGGTTTAAATTCACTAGGTGATTACACTTATACTGGAACTAGCATAATACAAGGCGCCACTCCAACCATAGAAGGTGCGTATGCAGTTACTGACGCTGGAGAACTATATCTTGATCCTGGCGTAAGTCCCCATCTAATCTTTAATTCAAACTCAGTCAGCGGTGACAGCCTTGTTTTTGATGCAGACAACAGTTCAACACCAATTTTTACAGCTGATTCAGAAGAAGATTATCTCTATAGATTTATAGATACAACCTCCCGTATTGATATAAGAACTTTTAAAGGAGCTTTTTCTAGTTCTTTAAACAGTATTGAATCAATTACTTTTGATTTAAATATATACGAATCAGACAGCCAAAATCGGACCATGGCTACTAGCAGTAACTACCACTTCTAATGCCTTAGGATCAATACTTCTATCAAAAGACGTAAAGCGATATGCAAAATTTGAAGTAGTAGTAAATACAGAATTAGAAGTATTAACATCTTTAAGTTTTCTTCTTATAATAGAAGTAGCTATATCGGAACCTTCTAACCCAGTAATTTCACGTTCAACAAAAAATGTACTAGGCAGATTCCCTTCATGGATGCACCTATATGAGGACTCAATAGATCAGGCTACCCCCAGTTTATATGTACCAAAGTCAACGGCTGGCAAATTTTTAAATGCGGTTGTTGGTGAAGACTTAGATAATTTTGACAGAGAAATAGATATATTTAGAATCAACTCTTTCATAGAAAGAGCTGACGTTAATCAATTAGCCTGGTTGTATTCTTCTACGAATATAACAAATGTTTTTAATAAAGTATTATCTAATGGAGTTTTGGAACTTGCAAGAATTGATAATCTTGTTGATTTCTATAAATTAAAAGCATCTGATGATGTTTTCTATCACAACCCTTTAAATAGGGAAATTCTAACAATAAAATCATATGGAGATCTCTCAATAAAGAGCGAAAATACTGGAGTCGTAACTCCCTTAACTCAAACACCAATATTAAGATACAACTGGTTTGATGAAATGGGTGCAAGAGTTGGCTTATTTAGAATGCATCTTGAATCGAATGTTTCCTATAAGGAAAGGATTTTAGATGTATTTAAAAATCCAAATGGCGCCGATATAGAATCATTTAAAAAAGTTCTTAGAAGAGAGTTGAATCTTTGGAAGGCTTTTGGCGCTACTCCGTCTTCTAGCTATCCAGGTGCAACACCTGAAATTTTAGAAATATCAGATATAGAATATTCAACTCCATATTTTACTGCAGATGGTAATCCAACTGATCTATTTAAAAAATTAGTAGATGATTTAAATGTAAGATACCCTACAAATTGGGGATACTTTAGATTTGGAGATAGCATTTGGGACTACGCTGGAGAGGATAATGAAGGCGTTAATAGAATCCGCTCTAGATACTATGATGAAGAAATTGCAATACCATATTATCAACCAGGAGTTGGAGACTTAAATGACGCTGGATTATTTGTCACTAACTATGATGCAACTCCTCAGTTTTTTGAAACTTCAATAGTTGCTAAGGGTAAAAAAAATGTTAGCACTTCTTTAAAGTATGAACCAGTAAAACTTCAGTATGAGTATTACGGTTCCTATGAAATTACCGAATACAATAATCCAGCAGCTACTGTAAATTTAACTCTTGAATTTAGCGCTACCCCGCACGGATCATACGCAACGCCAATAACATTTTTTGCGCCGCTCACATTCTATCCAAAGAATAATTTTGGTCCAACTCACTCAGCTTACCCGGAATATAATTCTATAGAAATATTTGATACAGAAGGATATGTTTCATCAAAATATTCACTAAAAGAAAAACAAACATTATCTGGATATAAAGATACAAAAAGTTCAATTAAAACATCTAGATTAGAAGTGTCTGAAATAGAAAACATAGTTATTAAAAATGGATTATGGAATGGCTCAACTTATGCAACGCCAAACTCTAATAACTTTGAAGCAAAGTTTTCTCACAGAACTGCGAATCTAATAAGCAGTACGACGTTATTATCAGCAACACCAAACTTTGCCCAAAGTACGCAACTGCAACTTCTTTCAAAACTATACAATCCAGTTCAAGTAACCAAATATACAACTCCTCAAGAGTCTGAAATTATAATTAATAATGTTGCTACACCACCAAGTGGTTATTCAATTGATCATAATAGAATTGTCTCTAATATAATCATGCCAGTAGGAGCAACGCCAAGACAGATATTTATTAATAACTTGAAACCAACAAGCGTAGACTTAGATTACCTTGATGACAATTCAGTTTTCTCTGGCTATGGTGGTGTTTCTTATTATCTAGAAACTGACAGAGAAGTATTTATTCCATCTTCACCTAACTTAAGCATAAGATTTAATAGTTCAAATCTTGCAACACCTAGCTCTAATGCTAAAATTGGAACAACTACAGTAAACGGATCTGCCGCGACTGCATCATATTACTTTACTCAACTTAGCTATCCATATACCAGTACTCCGAATTCACTTACGGTATCAACTCAAGATAGCTCAATCTATCCATTTGAGATAGTTAATTGGGATCCCTTTGAACTAACACATGCTTCTCCTATCTCTGGATACGTTGATGAATATGGGGTAATAAGTTATAACTCGTTAAATGGTGAATATGTTCCAGGGAAAAATACTAATTATATTTCACTGCCAGAATTAACAAGAGAAGGTTTTGGTCTATCTGGTTCTGAAAAATTTAAATACTTCTTTGAAACAATTGAAGTTTTAGATCCTGAATCTGTAAATGTATCAGTTTGGTCAGAGCAAAAAATAGTTAATCCATTTCTAAATAGAACGTATGTATTGAATGCTAATGATATTTCTAGCATTTATGAAGACGCTAAATACACCACAAAGAGTTTAAGATATCCAGATAATTCAATTTCTGAATCATACGATTTAGAAAGAAATACTACAGTATTTAATAATTTTATAGTCAGAGGAAAGCTCTACGACGCAAGATTAGATGCCAGAATTAATACTGGTTGGATTCATTTAGACAATGATGAGTATTACGTCTACGCTAAGCCGGTAACTGAAGTAGAAACTGGAGTATTAAAAGAGGTAACACTAAACAATACTCCTAGGCAGGGTGCTCCAGTCGTGGTAAATGTCTCTTTGCTTGGTTCAGCAACTCCTGAAATTTATACTGAGGTGGGATTCCCTGATGAGGCTTCTCCAAGGCATTTTGGATTCTATAATACAGAAGTACTACAGCCTAAATTTGATAATAGCTTTCATCTTGGTTATAAAAATGTTTATAATCTTTCTATTACGGATGGTTACACTGGAGAGCTTCTATTCAGCAATCTTTCAACAAATAATTCATTTATTAAGTTAGATAAATCTACATATGAATTTAAGAAGGATAGAGACTATTATATAAAGTATAAGGTTGTTAATTCGTATTATGTAGATAATATCCTTGATGGTTCTTCATATTATTCAAAGATAGTTTTTGATGCTACTCCTAACGCTACAATGAACTATGAGATCACATATGAATCTTCGATATATCAAGATTCAACACCTCTTGATCTGAATTTTGGACAGACAAGTTCGCTTTTAGAAAAGGGCTACGTAATTGCATCAAGTGCAACATATGACTTTGACAGAATAAGGGTAGTTGTTTCGCCAGGTTATATCTTGGACGATGGAAATGATTATATAACCATAAGCATAATTTCTTTAGATACTGAGGGAAACCCAAAACCATATCAAAGCTTTAGCCTTTCTTCTGAGCTGCATCAGCTTGCTTTTGATAACAGTATCATAACCACAGATGATGAAGGGTTTGCTTCTACGAATGCAGTTTACCAGAGTGGAAATATCGTTGAGAATAAGAATGTTAAAATCCTAATTAGCGGAGTGACATATCCAGCCAATCCATTAGCACACCCTGATAGTGAAACTAATGGATCTGTCTACACTGAGTTTATTCCAGTATATTCTTCAAGATTCGAAGATGCAGCATTGTTAGCTTCGGCAAACCCAAGCATTATTAATGCCGATGGAGTGTCATCGACAACTATATCTGGAATATTAACAGCCGACAATGCACCAAGTGAAAATAGTGTAATTTACTGGAGAAAATCTAGATATCTATACTCAGCTTTAAACGAAGTATCATATAGTCAATCAACCTTAAGGCCAGATAAGAATACTACTTCAGGCATTGTTTATACTGACAATAATGGAAAATTTGAAATAGGTCCAATTCCTTCACAGGAAAGAGCTACTCCTGGATATTGGTTTATGGCTATCGATTCTGAGTTAGGCTCAACTCCATCCTTGACTCCGAATACATCAGTTGGCGATGTTCTATTCTGGTACGAATCTTACGATAATGTAGACATCAATTTTGTGCCTGGATTAAAGATACCTGATATAATTAACCATGATATTAGTAAATCGTTGAATATATATTCCACTCCAACGTTTAGAATTAGTTACTATAATGAAAACATAGTAGACAATACTGAATCGACGCCTAGATGGACGCCGCCACAATGGCTGCCAATTTCAAGATACGACCAGTATCAAGCTGGATATTTTGGTGCAACCCCATATGTTATTTCAGATTATTCTAACTTAATAAAGGATTATGAGGATTAATTGTGGATAAGTTTAATTTAAATATTGACAACAGTAGTCAAAAAAAGATAAGAAAAGTAAATAATTTACCACTAGATGATTCCTCAACCGCTTTAGCTTGGTTTAATTCAAAGCCAGTAACTCCAGCGAATAACATTTCAGTAACAGATTTGTCCAATTTTATACCAGAGAATTCATATTCTTCAAATATTAATGCTTCAAATAGATCTGCAAAAAATAAAATAGTTTTTGCTAACGAACTAGGCATACTAGAAGATTCAGATGGCTATACCGTATTTGATTCAGACGACATCAGCGTAAGTGATATATTTTTAAATGAACCTGGATTAGATAAGAAATACTACACTGGAGATATAGAAAAAAATGGATTTGTTCATTCTTTTTATGTTTCTAGATACTACACGCTCCTACCAAGGAGCTCTTACGGGTATGATGGACTTGATGATTTCTTACTAGAATCTAGTGTTCCAAAATCAATTAAGGTCATTGATAAAAATGGTTTTGAGTATGTAGATCAATCTA